TCGTATTTGCTATGGAGAAAAGGAAGTCCCACCCTAGTATTTGCGTCGAGGCGCAGGGCATCGTGGTCCACTGCTCATAGCGATTTTGGATATCTGTATACGTGGGGTCGGGTTCAACTGATATGCTCTGCTTTCGGAGTTTATTGTTCACTTCATTATGAATATGATAGAGCCATTTTCCCATTTTATCGTACTCGTTTGGAATGGGTCTATCCTCATAATATTCAGATAGCGATTTACGGCAGAATTTACAGGGTAGAACATAGGGCACCAGCTCAAATACTGTTCTAATATGTTTAAACGAACGCCCTCCTAGAGGGGCTTCTAGTGTTAAATGGAGCAACCTCCATCCACTTGGACCCCAAAAACGAGTATCCATCCCTATAGTTTGTATAGAATTTATTAATCGTAACTCGATAAAGTCCACGCCGCAGGTCCTGTCGATGTGACATGAAATGCGTCGCCGTCACTCTTTAAGGTTATAGACTGTGTATTATTAAATTGAAATATACTAGCCGAACCATCGTAGTAAGGTGCTGATACAATATCAGTATCATCGGAACTTGGCGGGAAAAAGTCAATCCAAGATTTCTCCTTATTGCTCATGTTCTTGCCATTCGTAAATAAGAGCGTAAACTCAAGACCAGGATTATATTTCGCTATCTTCTCATCTACAACCATATGGATCTTAAACGTATGTTGATTAGTTAAAGCAGGACCACCGGGATAATAGGTAATGTTATTACTGGTACTTGAAGGTGTCAGTGTTGCCATATCTACCGTAAAAATAGAGCAGTGACGCGGGTCAACTGATACAAAATAGTTATTACCATTACGTACTGGTACTAACGCAGTAACATTCGTATTTCGCTGGGCAGGGCTACCGACCGGTAGAAGACATTGTTATACTGTTGTGTTAGAGTATAAAGTAAGAGTCTTTGTTACCTATAATGGCAGTCTGCTACTGCCTGATTCGTAGTGACTCGGGAGCAACTTATATTGGCGCTACGATGGATATGGAACATCGGTTGCGTCAACATAACGGCGAACTGGCTGGCGGGGCGCATTACACTTCCGCTGCGTTGCCCAGTGGTAAGTCCTGGTCTTTGGCGTGTACAGTTGGACCCTTCCCAACCTGGCAGGCGGCTCTACAGTTTGAGTGGAAGTGGAAGAACGTTTCGCGGAAACGTCCTGAAAATCCGCTGGGGCGCAGGATAAGAGCCGCCATTATGATACTGAATATGGATAGACCGACTTCAAAGGCTGAACTTTTTGAAACGTACGCACCCCTGACTATCTATATCTTTAAGAAGACGGTCGAGACCGACTGGCTCTTAACCGAGCCGATGCGTTTTGCTGTTGTGGAATCGGTAGTGTAGTTTGTGACTCCGAATATCGTATACAGTCGTATTGTATATTCTTTTGTATTAGTTTTAACGACTTTTTATTTAACATGTCTAACAGATACCCTTCAGACGTAATGCTTGTTTGCTCCGAATATTCTTTTAATGAATCAAAGAGTGTTCCGTAGTACAAAATAGTATTTACTGTACCGATACATAGCCTATCATTACAACCAGAATAGCTGTCTCTCTCTGGTATTAGTATAACACCATCACGTAGCTCATCAAACCATTTAATATCTACTTTCGTTTTCAGCATCATATCTGGTCTTATAATAATTGCATAGTCGTACGCATCTTTATTTTTCTCAAAAAGTTTCGTTATTTGTTTTTTTGAATAGAGAGCTAGACACATATTTCGTATTAAATACTTTGTCATCTCTGGTGTCTTGTGTCGCCAATTGCCTAATTTTGTATAATACTCTTCAAAGTTCATATTTTGTACGATATCTTGTTGATTGTCATAAATGTAATACGTAGGTTTTAGTAGCGCCTCTACATCCTCGTTAATGTAGTTTTGTGTGTGTTCTTGAGCCCACATATTATTGTATTCACCTTGTATCTTATATGTGTGTATGTACGTATCATATTCGTATGAGTTATCGCGCAAGACATTAAACAGATTTGTCTGCAGCGATTGTATTGTTCTGTGTAAAGAGCGTGTTAGTCCGAAAAATAGAACGGCTACTTTCTTTTTCTTTATCCTTTCCATACTTACTATGTAATGAAAGAATAAATGGTCATATGATTATAAACCAAACGCAGTCGTGGACGCCAACATCGGTCTGACGGTGCTCTGCGGCTCGTATGCCGCCTTACACTGAACACGCGGCTCGGGGCAGGGCTGTACCTGGACCGGTGGGCAGGCGGGGCACGGCTTGGGGTCAGGGCAGTTCGGCGTGGGGCAACGGGGGCGCGGGCACGGTGGGCACTCACCAATCTTGCACGGCTTAGAGCACGTGCTGATACAGGGGGCGCACTTGGGCACCGACGATTTGAGCACATACTTTGACATGTCTGGCTGCGCGGGGCACTCCGTCTTCAACATGTAACGGCTCATGTCGGGCATCGGTGGGCACGGCGGCACCGTCGATTTTAATACATACTTGGTTGGATCGGGCACAGGGCACGGTCTTGTCTCAGGGCATACCGCCGGGAGTCTTGATAATGCTGCTTTATTCATGCTGTCCGGACCGGTAACCTGGTCAACACTCGGCACAGATTTTGGGCAGCCACACGATGGCGCGCATTTCTGGCACATCGGGCACTGTTGTGCCGGTGCGCATCCGGATGGTTTTGCGACCTCGCATTTACAATTCGTCTTTGTGTGTCCGCAGACATTGCATTGTCCGCCCATAGCGAAACCTTCAACTTTGTTAGTTTTGCGTCCGAGAAGGTAGCCTCCTAGAAGAGCCAGAACGGCTACGAGTACGAACGCGGATAGCGTATATGAGAAGGCACTTGTCTTCATCCCTATTGACTGAGAAGGTTTATTTCGTCAAGTGAATGACCGGCGTCTGCATCTGTGCAATATCCTCTTTCGGGCAACCAAACATTTCAGGGTACCAGCCGCCCCACGTGTTTGAGAGCCGATTGCACACCATCTTGTAATTCCCTCGCCAAGAGTATTCGGGGCTCACATCCGTTTCTGGGTTACCCACACAACCAAACTCCTTGGGGTCTCCTAATCCGGAATCGCGAATCTGCGAGCAGAGAAATATGGCTCTGCTCTTGTAATCGGCGGTGCCCACTTTACTATAATCGAAACTTGCTAATGAGGCGCGATTCGCAATTGATTCTGTTGTAGGTTCGTAGCCCGGGCGAATGCGCCAATCACTGGAACTCGTTTGTGGCAGATTCTGAAGTAATTCTTGCTTGACCGGAACTTGCGTATTGATAGTCGGACCATCGCCCAGAGGCGCAGCCTGTTGGTCAAATGGCTCATATGGCGTCAGACTGTGTTTGCGGGACATAGCATCTTGTCTGTGAGCTGACGCCTGATTTCTTAGCCCATCCAGTTCAATGAGAAGCGCTTTTTGTGCCTCACCCTTAACTTTACCAGACTCTATCTGATTTGTGATATGAGTCATACGGTCCAGTGCTGTGCGATGTAATGTTGTGTTAGGGTCGTATCCGACGTGAACATCCCATGATAAATCTTGTACAGCTCTGCGGAATTGGCTTAATGCTCCAATATACGCGGCACTCGTTGGTGGTTGTAATGGGAAACCTCCAGCCGCCTGCTTTTTAGCAAGTGCTGTCGCCTTCTTAGCCGCTGCCGCCTTCTGCGCCTTCTTTAACATAGGCAACGGTGTCACCTTAGAAGTCGATGTCTTGACTTCCGCCAAGAACTTGTTGAGTTGCTTTTTGTTGAACGGTAGCTGGCTTATCTTCAGCTCACCGCGGCGTATTTTACCTACTAAATCTTGTAAATCGATGGATACCATGTCCAGCGTCGAGGCACGCTTCTTGAGATCCGTCGATGATGAACGTAAGGAGTCTATGCGCTTCTTCTCGGCTTTCGCTCGTACAATCGCGTCTTCAAGATCAGCCAACGATATTTCCATCTTTGCTTCCGCCTGCGTCGCCTTCTTTGCCGCTACTGCTGACGTGGGGAGAACGCCTTGACGCAAACCAATAATAACCTTTTCGTATTTCGCTCTCTCTCCGCTGATGAACACTTGAGAATCAACAATATTACCTGTATCAATCTGAGCCTGTATCTTAACATTATATGAAATAGCATTCGCGTGCAAATACTGTAGTTCAGTATTAGCAGCAGCCTTCACGATATTCTTTTCATATAACTGATTGAATGTCTTTAGTGTGTCGCGGAAGGCGATTAAATCTTTTAGATTCGCTAACCCTTCTTTTGAATTCGCAACTGTCGACCCTGGCATTGTGTTTGGTGTAGAACCTGTACCGGCTGCTTGTGGTAGGGTAGCACCCATATTCATAGCGGGGTCTGTGTTCGGCAACATACTACTTGTGCTAACGAGAGACCAATTCGTCGGATCCAAAACGGCAGTCCCCACCCTTTTTAAGGCAGTTGTATACGCAAGTGTGCCGGGCACCTGGTTTTTCAGAGGATCTACACCACCGGGTAGCGTGAATTTATAAACACTCGGAGCCGAGCTTTTGGACCCCTTAATCGCAGCTAGCGCCGCATAAAAGGCACTAGAACCTATAGCACAATTTGCTAACGGACCCGTTTGAATTTTTGCCGACGAATCAAAGACAGCGTCGCTGTTCGTACCACATCGACCTACAACAAATCCTTCATGCGTCTGCCGTTGATTACGTGTGTATAAGGTATAAACGAAAAATCCAATCAAGAGCACTCCAAGTAGTATCAGGGTCAATTGCAACGGTTGGACCATCCCTCCTGTGCTTACTTGAGATTACATCCGTAACAAGGTATGCTGTCCTTTCTGATGTAGTCACTTAGATCGGGAACCGGCGGACATTTACGTGGAAGATATACCTTCTTTATTTTTGTGATAACTCTTGGTGCCGCTTGATACGGCTTTCTGTTGTCGTTTGCGTTGACGTCGCGCGCTGACGGTTTTACGATTTGCTCACCCTGTACATCCGATATTGTCCGCTCATTTAAAAGCGGTTCGGGAGCCGGTTTATTTACTGGAAGAGCAGTTACGGGGGCTCTAACGGGTGACGTAGTAGGACGGTCTGTCTGTAGGTCCGGGGTGGTAAAAGCGCCAAGTATTGATTGAAGTGAAGCCGGATCTAAACCACCCATAGCAGTCGACGCCTTTGTCGATAGTTGACTTTCATCGACAACTGCAAAATGTTCTTTCGTCACACTTTTGAGCGCTTGTGACGCATAAAGTAACAATCCGATGATACCGAATACTATAATTAAAGTTGCACCGGGATTCATGGTCTCCTGATGACTATGAGCGTTTTTATTATCAAAATTGAAGGTGTATTTTATGGATAATGATAAGTAAAAGATGGATTTTCTAAATACGACCGCACTATATGATATGCCTGATGTGTATGATATGGTTTCTGGGTATACGCAGTTTACATACTACGGCGCTCTTCTCCTTCTAATCCTTGTTTCAACTGCTTGTGCCCGTCGTTCGGTCAAGCAGCCCAGTCTTGACGAGATTGCTACTCGTAATTCAAAACTAGCGCTTATGCTCATGATGGTTCTTCTTGAGTCACCTGAGAAGAACCAGAAGTATATTAGGCTAGCAAAGAATATCGGCTGCGACCATTTGGTTCGCACCGAGGAAAGTGAGTAAAATTGATTAGTTTAGCCCTATATCTTTTTTAACAAGAATGTCATACGATTTACGTTATCTACAAGACGATGCCGTTGAAGTCGGCATTGATGAAGCCGGTCGTGGGGCGCTTTTCGGACGAATGTATGTGGGTGCCGTTGTGCTGCCGAGTGAACTAGACTGCTTCTTCGATAACGGCGCAGCTCTTAATGAAATCAAGGATTCGAAGAAACTAACTGAGCGGAAGCGCGATATCTTGTACGATTACGTCAAAGAGTGTGCTGTAGATTGTGCTACTGCGTGGTGTTCGAATACACAGATTGATGAAGAGAACGTCCTACAGGCGGACCTGAATACAATGCACAGAGCGCTTGAAAATCTCGTTGTGCCTGTGCAGCGCGTGCTTGTGGATGGCGATTGTTGGAAGCCGTGGACCGCCAATCCCGAGGCAGACGTATATAAGATTGTCGACGGCGATTCAAAGTTTCTTGCTATCGCTGCTGCCTCTATTTTGGCGAAGGTTGAGCGCGACCGATGGGTCTGCTCTGAGTGTGATACGCATCCTGATTGGCACGAAAAGTACGGGCTGCGCAGCAATAAGGGGTATGGGGCGGCGGTCCATATGGCGGGTCTAAAAGAGCACGGACCCACGCCCCTTCATCGAATGTCTTTCGCACCGTGCGCGGGCGGTGCGAAGAAGAAGCCTTCGGGAACGAAATGGATTGGGCTTGATTGATTATTATACAAATAATATCTGTATAATAAAAATATAGTGTATTTTTTAGCGCCGTCTACGTGTCATTCTACGGCGGCGACCTCCGCTCAGGAAATTGTAGTTTGATTTTGTCGCATTTAATACATGGTTCGCTGCGGTATTAACAGCCTTCACCTGTGCCGCACCATTGTTGGCGACGACCTTTACAGGGGGGACAACGTTACGATTGAGCACAGTATTTGCTGCTTTGCTTGCGTTATTCAATAACGGTGTCGTGGCGTTGAGAGCATTATTAGCGAGTTTCATGTTTGTAACGGTTGCGTTCTTTTTCGCGGCAGTTGCGAGACTGTTTGCAGCCTTGACGCCATTATCAAGTGCCAAAGCGGCGTTTGTTACTGTTTGGCGGAATCCACCAATCATTTTAGCGATGGTACGGATCACCTTACGTGTGCGCGACAGGGTTGCCGAGCGCGAACCGCCCACTTGTACACCCAGACCTAGAGCCGGATGACTGGGATCGAATCGTGGTCTTGGTGACGGAGCAAGATTTACGTTAACTAGGTTGCCATTCGCTTGACCGGCTCTCGGGCTAGCAACAGGAGACGGGGATAAACCTCCTAAACTGTTCGGGGTAGCAGATCCGGGTGTTAATCTTAAATTAGCAGGGATAAGTTGGTTATTTGCGTTTGCTGCAGCAGGAGCCCGTATCGCGAGACCAGCACGACCAGCGTTGGCAGCGTTGCCTTGGTGACCGGCGTTGCCAGCGTGACCGGCGTTGCCAGCGTGACCGGCGTTGCCAGCGTGACCGGCGTTGCCAGCGTGACCGGCGTTGCCAGCGTGACCGGCATTGGCAGCGTGACCGGCATTGGCAGCGTGACCGGCGTTGGCGGCGTTGCCTTGGTGACCAGCATTGGCAGCGTGACCGGCGTTGGCAGCGTTGCCTTGGTGACCAGCGTTGCCAGCGTTGCCTTGGTGACCGGCGTTGGCAGCGTGACCGGCGTTGGCAGCGTTACCTAGTGCCGCCGGGTCATTGACGTGCTCTGCTTCACCTCTTTGTGCCGCTGCCGCCGCTGCGGCAGCGGCGAACGGATGTGGGTCGCCATGTAGTACATTTACCGCTGCATTAGCTATCCCTAACTCATTCTTGGTAAGCGCTTCATGTGCAGCTGTTAGTTTGCCAGCAACAGTGTTGAGTCCTCTCGATATTTCATTTGCAGACTTGACCGCGTTTGCTAAGACCTTTCCTGAATTAACAATGGCTGCGGGAGGGACTGTTGCATTTACGCGGGCTGGTGCCACATTGATTGCATTATGGTTTGGATTAGCAGCCATGTAACCTCTTTACATGGTGTTATGGAAAAAATAAACTATCTTCGGGAGACTTTAATTATTATACAAATAAGATGTGTACAATAAAAATATTGTTTCTACATTCAGAACATGCTGAAGAAGCCGCCCTTCTTGCCCTTCTTGCCGTTCTTGCGCGAGCGGCGGCTGCGGCGTCCACCGTTCATGCCGCTGTTGTTGTTGTTGTTGTTGTTGTTGTTGTTGTTGTTGTAGTTCATGTAATTCATGTTGTTGCTGTTCGCCGCGTTGCTGACCATGTTCGCCGCGTTCTTGACAGCGTTGACCTGGTTGGCGCCGTTGTTCGCGTTTACGTTGACACGGGGGACAACGTTGGCGTTGAGCGCGCTGTTCGCGGCCATGCCGGCGTTGTTGACCATCGGGGCAGCGTTCTTGAGCGCGGCATTGGCGGCGTTCGCGTTCGCCATCGTGGCGTTGTTCTTGACCGTGTTCGCCATCTTGTTCGCCGCCTTGACACCGTTGTTGACCGCCGCCGCGGCGTTGTTCACCGTGGCGCGGAGACCGCCGATCATGCGGACAGCGTCGCGGACCGCCTTGCGCGTGCCGCCGACGATGAACGAACGGGGCATGCGCGTGAGGAACGCGGCGCGGGCACCACCGACCATCGGCGCAACCGCGTTCGCGACCGCGGGGGCGTTCGTCTGGACAACGTTCGCCGTCGTCTCGGCGATCGCGCCCTCATTCTTGCGCAGGGCGTTCGCAGCCTCCGTGAGCTGCTTGGAGACGGAGTTGAGCGCCTCCGCGACGGACTTGGCGGACTTGACGGCGTTCGCCAAAGACTTGCCCGTGGCGTTGATAGCGGCGGGTGAGACCGTCGCGTTTACTGTGACTGGAGCAGCGGGGGCAGAACCGAAGAGGGCGTCCATAATGCCTTTATATCTTTAACTGCGAAAAAATTGAGCGGTCGGGTCTTAAAACAAAATATCAATATGAAACTGCTGTTCCTTGACACCGAAACAAACGGACTACCCGCGAACCGCTATGCATCCTACACGGATACGAACATCTGGCCCCATGTCATCCAGCTATCGTGGCAACTTGTTGACACAGATACTTGGGTTGTGCTAGCAGAGCAGGATGCATTTATTAAACCGCGCGCTTCGTGGAATAAAGATGCCGAACGCGTCCATCAAATTCCGGAGAGTGTTGCGCTCAAGTTCGGGAAGGAGCCTGAAGCTGTGCTCGCGGACCTTCACCGGGATATACAGCTGTGCGATGGAATAGTAGCCCACAATTTGTCATTTGACAAAAATGCTATCCTGTGCGAGGTACAGCGTCTGAGGGAAGCCGGGAACAAAATGAGCGCCGCCGAATTCTGGAATTCAAAGAAGACTCAAATTTGCACTATGGTTCTCACAAAGAGATATTGTGAAATTCGGTTTCCTAACTCAGAAGACTACAAGTTTCCGAAGTTGGGTGAGCTATATTATAAACTTTTCGGAGTAGAATACGATATCAGCGGGGCTAGTCTTCATAACGCGAAATATGATGTATCGTGTCTAGTAACTTGTTTCAGACAACTCGTCAAAATGTCCGAGTTCGTTAATCTGCTTAATAATTGATTCGCACAGGGCTCCGTCGTTAGCCTCGGCATATTCCTTATCACGGTCAGTAAAATGTCCCTCACCCGCCTGAATTCTACAGTATACATTTTTCCATCCATTTTGCTGAAGTCGCTTCGCAAAACGCAAGGGCATACTTGCCGGTACTTCTGAATCATTTGTGCCTCCAGTAAGTATAACAACCGGTGCCACTATGGGATTCGCAGGTACATTTTCATAGGGGCTAACCTTTGCGAGCGCAATAAAATCAGTAACATTATTGGAGTTCTTAACCAGACCAAATTCTTCTGACTCCTGTACTGCTTGACGCGCTTTAGGGTTGGTCGTAGTTCGTAATACATCTGTGTACGGCTTTGCCGCGTAGACAATTGTGACCTTTTCCATAAGGTCGTACATAGCTGCTGTTACAAGAAATCCACCAGCAGAGCGACCGTATATAATTGTGTTTTTCTCATAAAAATTATATCTACTCTGAAGTAAATTTACGCCTACAACAAAATCGCGTATACCATAGTGGCGCTTCTGCGCTGTGCGCGATGAGTCCCACCAGTAATCTCCATTTTCACCACCACCGCGAACACAGACATTTGCTATTATAAATCCGCGCAGTAACCAAGGAATCCAGATGCGCTGCTGATGTTTACGCATAGACATTCCGTAGGATCCGTAACCGCATATAACGATTCCCTTAGGTTTCTCTTTCGGAATTACTGCGAACCACGGCAGCGGGTTTACACCTGATTCAAGACCGAATTGTGGTCCTGGTAGCTGTTTGGAGAGAATCGGTACAAAAAATTTGTTTAAATTAATAACTCGGTCAGGTCCATTTGGAACGCCCATTATAATATCCTCACTATATTCACTAAATTTCAGTTCGCATACTTGGGATGGTATTATTGGGACCCAGCGGCGGTAGTATGAATAGAGACTCTGTGTAGCATCTTTGGTAAATATAAAGATACGTGTCTCACCGCGCGAGTATGCATCAACAAGAAAATTTCCGTCAGGATACTGAATTTTATCGCGTCCGTTTGAGAAAAACGAGTTGAAAGCAATACATTTACGATTTATAGGTATTTTGCGCCCGAATCCTTTCACTAACCAGCGAATGCTATCATCTTCTATAATACCCACATCTTGATTGAGAGCCGAACGACGTAATACAAAGATATCCTCTTGACCCTTTGGTTTAAGAGTCGTCAGAATATATTTTTGCTCTCGTTCTTCATAAATAAGCTCTCTATTGCCTGCCTCATCTAAACGATATATCTTGTTGAACCAAAATATATCTTCGGCGTTCGTATAATATACACAATTATTAGCGTATGCTGCGCTGTCCCCCACATTTTCAATCGTCGTTAGTTTTTTCATAATATGCGAATAAAGGGTAAATGTAAGCATTTCTTGCCCGCGTGACAGGTCTTGTATACACCAAAATTTCTGTTCAAAGATGCCGTACGCGATAACACCACCGAAATTATATTTTTTACCATCCATAACCTCTATACATACCACCGGTATGTAACGATTTTGTTGAGATACTGTAATAGTGTGTCCAGCCCATCTAAATGAATAGTACGGCGGATATGTATGTGGAAGCCCCTTATATAAAATAGTCCATATCTTTTTGAGTTGTTTGCTAACGGGTGCAGAATTATAAATACCGTTCTGCTCAGCCGCACCCCTTCTGAATTCGGCTGTATGCATGTCATCGAGTGACGCCAATTCGTCCTTCCAGGATATAAATCCTAAATCGCGAACCAACGACTTCATCCACCTAAACGAACCATAGAAAAGAAACTAAAATGGCTCCGCTCTCTGTCATTATTTTTAGTAGAGGCGCCGGAAATCAACAATACGGACTGGGTCTGGACGCAAAATTGCTAGAGCTGACTTTCCGTGAAATGGCGAGTTTGGGTAAGGCTCAATTTACGCTAGCTCATAAAGACCCTTATACATATATGGGTGGTGAGGTTGTTGACGTACATATCTATCTGGAAGTACCTTGCCGCGCCGCATTCCCGTGGGCGAAAGTTAATGTAGTTATGCCCAACCCTGAATGGTGGCTTGCTTCTGAATGGAATTGGATTTCAAAGGAGCCATCGGCGTTCTTCTTTTACAGGTCAAAACGGGCGCGCGAACTGTTTTCACTCCCTGGGGCTTTGATTGGTTGGCGCTGTCCAACTGCTGCTTTGGCACCCGTGCGTAAATCACAGGTTCTCTATGTGGTTGGCGGTTCAATCAACAAAATTGCCGCAATGAATACTGTCGTTAATGCATGGAAGCCCGAATATCCTCCACTTATTGTGGTTGCGTCTGTTGCCGGCTCTTCTAAGGAAAATGTACAATGGATAACCGGTTATTTATCGAGAGAAGAGCGACTCCGCTTACAGGAAGAATCCCAATATCATTGCGTGGCATCTGTTGCTGAAGGATTTGGTTATACAATGGCAGAGGCGATTAGCGGAGGCGCGCAACCTCTGTGGACCGCGCTGCCTGTGTTTACGGAGCTCTGGTCGGATGTGTTAGGTAGCGTTGGGCGCATTGAGACGTCGAACGGGCAGCCAAATCAGATGATGGAGGGTCCGCACGTATTTACCGAAGAGGCTGTGCAAGGCGCCGTAGAATCATTACTAGCAAATCCTATTCCGGCGACGCGCCTACGCATGGCATCCTTAGCAATGACTAAAAAATTTAGAACCGACTTTGCTAGCACGTGGCAGCACGTTGAAAAATTAGTAAAGAAGGCTGCGCCACTCTATGTTCCCGTAGACGTCTCTCCAGAATTGCCTGCACTCGGCGTAATTACACTTGTTCATAATCGCCCAGAATGGTTTTGGCATGCCGTTCGTAATATTGAAACAAGCACATATCCGCGCGACAAGCTTTATTGGATAATTGTCGACGACGGCGAACGACGCGTAGACTCCGAGATTGAGAAGGTTAAGAAGGCGCTACCTGATATTAATGTTGAATACGTATCGCTACCCGCAAAGACCTCGATTGGTGAGAAACGTAATAAGGGATGCCGTGCCGCAATAGGTTTATGGCATCAGATTTCGGCGTTTGCATTCATGGACGATGACGACCATTATCCGCCTGAATCACTTACAAAGCGTGTATCGTGGCTTTTAGCATCGAAGAAGGGCTCGGTTGCGTGCGCGACGTTACCCATGTATGACCTTCGGCACTATATTTCGGCGATGAACGTTCCACCTCTTGACCTCGACCCCTCAAAGCGTGTAAGTGAGGCGACACTCTGTTTTAGTCGCCAGTTCTGGGTCGAACGCGCATTTCCAAATGTAGACGTCGCTGAGGGGGAGCAATTTCTTCGCGAACGCGACTGGACTGAGATGCCACCCAAAGATATAATTGTGAGTTTCATACATGGTAAGAACTCCACAAGCCGTCGCGTACCTGAATCACAGGAGGCGAACGGTTGCCACTACGGATTTAGCGACGAATATTTTACAATGATTCACCGGATCTCTTCGTGCGTCTAGTCTTAGCGCGACCTGGTACCCGTTCACGTCTAGTGCCTCTGTACTGGATAAATTTTACACTTGGCTCTATATTTGTCGGCATTTCGATAGGCGTTTCGCTATAATCCTGTATTGTAAATCCAAATTCGTCTTTTGAATTTGGATTCGCGCCGAATTGTATAAGTAATTTAACAACAGAGGGAACTTGATTTATAAAAATATATGGTACGCCATCATGTGTAATTCCATTAGGGTCGTGTCCTTCTTGCAATAACTGTGTTATGGTATCTATATCTTTGTCTTTTACAGCCTGCTCCATACCTTATTTATGAGATTGTATTTCATAAATACGATATAACGCGATTCTTTATACTTGAGAACCAATAGCAGATGATAGGGCGGCTTCGGGGTCAAATGTTCGTGGTTCAATTTGTGGTGTCGTTAATTGTACAAGATTGTCAGAAAGCGTCTTGCCTTGGAACTGCGCGCACTGTTGTTCAAAGTCTGGAGAGCCGACAGCGGGTACAAGAGCCAAATCAAAAAATAGGGCATAGGGTGGAACATTACGTAAATCATTCATCAGCGCAGAAATTTTGGGGTCACAGAAAATTGCTGGTTGACGGACCGCCTCACGCAAAGCATATAGATTGTTAATATCGGGTATAGCATCACCAGGGATGCGTGGCATTGTTATTTTTGCAAGAGCTGACGCTGGCGTCTTACCAATAGCCTCCTCCGCTGTCGCAAGTTGCTCATTTATACCTTCTAATGTAACAGCCACGCTATCGAATAATGCTCGCAATGGTTCTTTTACGAATTTAGGGGATAGCACTGTAAAGAGCCAAATACCGAAGCCAGTAACAAAACTCTTTGACGATTTAAATAAGAGTGCACGAAGCTCTGTCCGAATATCAGGCGATGTCAACATAATCGCATCGCGTACAATTTTTAAAAATATACCAACAAACATAGGAGTTGTACCTATAAAACCGAATGAGGTGAAGATAGCATGATAGAGATTACCACGACCTAAGTCTAATAAAACCATAATAAGCGTCACAATCGAACGTGTAAGTACACCTATGCCCAACGGGTCTATCAAATATACTATGGAAATTGTAACACGAATCACTTCGAGAATAGCATTTATTACGGGAAGAATAGCCTTCGCGGGCACCGAGATTGGTATTGGTACCGGTGTGGGAATCACTATTGTAGGGTCTGGCATCGTTGATTCTAGCGCGACGAGTCCAATTGTGCCGGACGCCTCTGTTAACTTTGAATCAACCGAATCAAACAATTCGGTGCTATAATCGAATAAATAGTCAGGTGAAATGAGTTTTGGATCTAACGCCTTTACGCCGACCTCCAGCGCCTGTCCAAATTCCGCTGATTTGGCTTTCAACTCAGAAAAAGACGGCACCCTGCCGCCCTTTTGCGCTGGGCGTAAATCCTTAAATAATTCTTCGTTGTTCGCAATACTGGTTTTCCAAAGACCTTCCAATGATTCTGCTTCGCTTTCACTAAATAAAGGGACTGTTGTGTACGGATATGTGATTTTAACGAATTGTGGTTTGTCTGGATTTACGGAGTACCGATTATTCATTTCGGAACACGCCCATATCATTATATAGATATGCATAGGCATCTCCTCAATATGTGATTCCAATTCTTTGAGAAGCTTTTTTGCCTCCATCTTGGACATCCCTACAGTATAGTTTTATTCTTTGATGGTATTTAAACTCACTTGATGTCTATGAAATATATGGATTTAGGAGGGCTCTCCACCGGATACGGTAATTTTTTTGGTGCCGCCAATTTTACAGATGCCGACGCTGGTGCTAACAACGGGGGGTTATTTACAGCCAATTTAGAATCAATTATTGCCGAAAACGTTGTGACTAATTTATACGAGTCAATTATCAATCTTGTTAACGACGAGAATGAGAGTGAGGCGTACAAGGTTCTTAAGCTGCGCAAAGAATTCTTGGCATTTGCTGCTTCAGCGCACTTCAAAAGCCTTAGCGAACTTGTAAAACCCATAGACACCAATGATAATACGGTTACTATGCTAGGATTTTTACGGAACCTCAGTCGCCCCGATTTCAACCCCTCTGCAAAGGAGCACTTTCGGGACCTTGCTATAGACCTTAGCGGTAACGTAAGTGATATATCGGGTAGCAAATACGATTTTAGTGGTGCAGAGGCACATCTAAACTTGGCGAATGCACGGTATCTCGAAATTTTACCACAATTGTTTGAGGTTGATGCCGCGCTGCGCAATGCGCTGAACAATTTCAAAATTGTGGAGAGCCGTGTAGACCAATTTTGCAATTTAGAGGCAAATACCGCTAGCAGTGAACTTTATAAGTCATTTGCCACGTATCTGATGGTCTTTTTCAAAGACTTAAACTTGGTTGATAAATTTAACAATTTTGTGCGTCTGCACAGAGAATTTACGGCGCTGCGCACGCTCCTCAATTTGCGCAGCGCCTGTACAGATGAGTATCAATTACCCCAGTGCTCAATCTGTATAAGCAATCCTATTACACACACACTTATCCCCTGTGGGCATACCTTCTGTAATTCGTGTGTCTTCAAGCAGCAGACCAATTGCTATATATGTAGGACGCGTATGGCATCACGCATGAAGCTGTTCTTTTCATAGATTTTACTGAAAAAAATGAGACGCGCTTAAAGATTTCATGATTTTTATAAATAATGGCGGCTAATCAGGACACACCGGACATCAAGGAGCTACCCCAGTTTCTGAAGCAGTGGATTGCTATTGAGGAGGAGATATCCGCAGTAAATACGACGTTGCGTGAGAAGCGGAAGAAGTCCAAGGCTCTCAAGGACACCATCTTACGTATCATGCAGGGCAACAAGGTTCAGCAAATCAATACGAACAAGGGCGCGGTTGTGGACCGTAAGCGTAAGCTGAAGGAGGCGATTTCAGCCAAGTTCATGAAGACGTGTATGAAGGAGTACTTTCAGGGTGACGAAGATAAGACAAACAAGATCTTTGAGTTTGTTGAGGGAAAGCGCAAGGAAGAGGAGAAGCACGACCTCAAGCTACAGAAAGACGGTGAGGCGCCGCCTGCCGAGAAGAAATAATTGCGTTTAATTAGAAATGTACGGAGGCGCTATTTCATCTGCGATTGACCACGCCGTTACCCCATTTTTTACCACAGAGTCATTTGATAAGGATGTTGTCCCGGAAAAGAGCTCGGCTAAACTCGCCCTGGTCTCATTCCTTACGCTTATCGTAGTGTTGCTACTGCTCTTACTCGTCGGCAAGTATCTGTGGAACACTGTGTTGGTCTCTCTGATGCCGTTTATCAAGCCCGCCAAGTCAATCTGGCAGATCCTTGGACTCTCTATTTTGCTTGGACTATTAAGTCCTGGGTGCTCTGCTGTAGCGTAGACTATGTGACGCAATTTATTGTATTCTATTTTACTAAAGTAGGATACTATGATTTTTGCTCCATCTATCGGCGCGCATATTTTGAATGGACTATTGATGCTTTTAGCACTTATATTGACAGTTATAAACTATTCTAAGTTACAGGCGCTTGATTCATTTCATCTAATTAGCATCGTACTGCTTTTTTCGATTGCCGTCGGTATACACGGACTATCTCACCTGGGTTTAGAGGCTAAATACGGACTGAACCCATTTGATAGACAGGTCTAATATTACGTCTCTCTATTATAACGAAAACGAGCGTGAATAGTCCGGTTCATTTCCGAACGTACAAAAGTGAATCATTATGTTTGTAGCCGCCGCGGTCTTTATATTATTTCAAATCCAAATATACTGTATGATTGGATTTGAAGGCTAGCATAATTAATAGGGTGACAGGGTTGATACACTGAAGGGTACAGAGAATCCTGGATCGCGGGGACCAAACGGTGTGTCCAGAGAACTGTGTTTTGCGAGACAATTCGTCGTCAACGAATTCATCGTATTTTTAGTGACTTCCGCATAATGGTCTAGCGGTGCCTTAGAGTCTATCCCCTTGCGAAGGCACAGATTCTTGATAAGCGTTGTGCCGCGTCTTTCATAGCGGTCCATTATAACCTCCAGGTCGCGGCTACGGGTTCCGTTGTTTAGGCAGCGCCCAACAAAGTTTGTCAGCGGCTCTGTGTCATGGGTTGTATTGAAAGGCAACTTGAGAGTATTGTAACCGTCGACACCATTGTTTGATACATCGGCATCCAGGCACGTTAGTTTGTTCAGAATGAGTTGAAGCTCAACGCGGTCAACCGCGTCTTCAGTAGGCGCATTACGTTGGTCGGGGCAAGGTTTGAATAGACCTAGTAAAACCAGCGCGTCGGCTGACCGCTGAACACAACTGGGTTGATTTGGCGCAACTGCCGGGTTCGCAAAATTCTCAATGCGCCGCTCGGATGGCGGAAAGCGCGGGTACATCTTAAAGTAGATACCTACGGCTACAACGAGCACAATTCCAAATAAAAAAACATATGGAACCATTTCCCTATCTATACTTTACTTCTTTTTTGCGGCGGTACGCCCCTTTGTCTTTGTTACTGCTGCTTGCGGTTCTGCTACTACTTGTGGCTCTTGCACTGGCTCGGGCTCCACCTTTGCGACCAGCGACCATTTAGTCGCGGCGTCCTTGAAATACTGCTTGAGATAGATACAAACTGTCGCTAGAGCCTTTCTTACAGTAGCCTCTTCACCGTCAGCGGAAGCAAGCACCATAACCATTTCCTGACGCAGAGGGTGCGGCACCTTATATGCAGCATACACTAGTTTGGGCTCCTCTGAACCCTCAATGTGGCGTTCAACGATGAATGTCTGTAGCAGATTTCCCAGAGTGTGCTCCTCATTCTGAAAGACGAGCTCGTAGCCGTTTGCCGAGAACCGCGTCTTGGCTACAGAAATGGTTAGATTCGGCGTTAGTTCCACATCTAGCGTAGTATACGGGCTGACAATATCCTCACACGCCTTCAGACCCCGTTCAATAATGGTCGGAACACTGAGAACACCAACACTCTCCACGTGGAAAGTAAAGTCATACGGCTCCTTCTTATCATTTTCAAGATAGCATCGCTGGATTTCGAGCGTCTCAAATTCCCGCTTGAGCTCTTGAACACGCTCAGGAGCCACAGCAGCGGGGTCGGGGACCTTCTTGCTCGTCGCCATCCAAGTTAGAAACAGCGCATTCTGACGGCTCGGATCCTTGTCAAGTGTGTATTCATATGAACACTGTGCTACTGGAGAATAACGCATATTCTGGCGACCCGTCGCCACGGAGGCTTTCGCACGAATTAGCAACTTTTCAGTAGGCGAATCCATATTATACTGCGGTCTCAGTACAGTGATTAGTGCCGTCTGCTTAGTAATCGGATCTGCAGGGAAGAAGTCCTTTGTAGGAAGCGTCTCCTCTTTAGCCTCACCAATAGAACGCTTGATTACTGTGAAGTCTGAAGCCGTAACGCTTACGGGGGTCCTTCCGACGTTCTCAACATTGATTCGAAACTCATATTCGTCGGTCTGGAAATCCGCCGGATTTGTAATAGCAATAGGAATCATACCGATACGATGCATGAGCATTTCATTCACTAGTGGAGTCGTATTAGTTTCAATAAATACATCTGATGCCTCGGGCGGTTCCGTCTTGAATCCCACAGTAGGAATAGCAGCTAGAATCTGCCGGCGCAGAGTATTAGCAACAGTTACGTGAATCGGAGAAACACGAAACGATGCCTGTATCTTACCGGTTTGTGTCAACAGACTCGGTCCCCCTTCAACATAGTCGCTAAATAGAATATCTGACGCCATTTTGTTCTCTCTCTCTGAGGAAAAGATAAATCTCAACTTTATGCCCTTTCCCTGCGAAAAAGCGCCCAACGAAAAATAGCCCGAAGCAACAATGAGTAGTCGCCCGAGACACGTTTGCTTCTATAGCAAGAAATGTCCTTACTCGAAGGCATTCCTTGAAGAACTTGCTAAAACACCCTATACACGCGAGTTTCAGTTTGTATGTGTCGACCCGGCACCAAATCGTCCCAAACTACCCACCTGGCTAAAGGGTGTTCCGACATTATTGATTGATGGAGAATCCGACCCGCTGACCGATGAAAAAGTCTTTAATTGGCTCTCCATGAAACGTATTCAGAGCACAACCCCGGCTTCTAAGCCAACTACATTTACTGAACCACCCCGTCCAGAAGTGTATGCTAGACAAGAACCCCGCTACGCAGCACCTCAAGAGCAGGCAGCACCTGCACCGGCTACAAGAAGTATGCCCGAGCCTGTACAGACAAGAAGTTCTCCGAATCAGGCTGCGCCGCAAGTACAGCAACAAACTGATGGCGGCGAACCTATGGCATATCATTCAGCAGAGATGGCGGGTTCCGGCAAATGGTCCGACGCCTATTCGTACCTCGACGACCAGTTCAGCATTGAGAAGGGTACCGGCACAAATCGGATTGAACGCAATTTTGCTGTACTCGATGACGGACGTCCGGGTTCTGTTCCCGTACAACAGACTAAAGAAAGTGAGAAGGCAAGAGCGCTAAATAGTGCTTATGATGATTTCAAAAAGAACCGCGACGCCGACCTTCCTGGACCCATTGCGAGGCGATAAATTTGACATCGCGTACTACAAATAAAATTGCTTTCAGACAAAATATAAACAATGTCAGCTCTCGCGGCATTCAACAATCAGCTTGTCGCCTTCTTTGAAGAGATATCCGAAACGTATCCCGAGGAGACCGATATCAAGGCGGCATATGAGGCTCTTAAGGTTCTTAAAAAGATGAATCCTAAGCTCATTCATGCTACATTTATGGATACGGTTCACAAAGAATTCAAAGACCCTATCCTACGGCGCGATGAAGAGTATCTCATGAAACGCGCACACGAGATTCTACAGAAAGAATTCTCCGAGATGGCTTTTGCTTTCTGGATCTTCGATAAGCACTGGAAGACAATGACGGAGGGAAATAAGAAACACGTGTGGGATTACTGTAAAGTCCTTATCATTCTTGCTGAGAAGGTTTAGTTGCGTATGAACCTGCTTCCAAATTTCCCGAGCAGGAACAAAGATGAGCTCAACGCAGGCAAATTTCAATCAGGTTTATAATCAATATCTTTCGGAAGTTGGGCTGACTTTTCCTGAGTTAGATAAGGGCTGTGACGCCGCACGAGTCAAGTCACACGTCGATTTTTCGAAGTCTGTTGCTCCAATCCTGCATAACATCGCCTCGCGCGATGATGCTACTTTTACTAAGGAGGGTGTATTAATTGCTCCTGGAGTTAAGTTGACCAAGAAACTGTGGTCCGACTGTGGTAAGTCAACAAAGAAAGCAATCTGGGATTATCTGAGTTCTCTCGTCCTGCTTGCCGCACACGAGCAGAGAAACAGCATCTTATCCGAAGACAGTGATTTTTCTAGCATGTTTGATGTTAGCGGCGCAGATGCTGACCTTAAGAAGATGTTCAAGGACCTCGGTGACCAGTTTTCAAAGCAGTCTTTTAGTGGATTCTTTGACGGTATCAAGGAGGCTGCTGAAAATTTCAAGGAAAAATTCGGCGGCGCAATGGGTATAAGCGGTGAAATGCCGCCTATACCAGAACGTCTGTTCAAGGGTCATATTGCGAAGATAGCCGAGGAGCTTGCTAAGGATTTCAATCCCGAAGATTTTGGCATCCCGCCAGAAATGCTCGAGTCTGCCGATACAGGTAAGATTTTTGAATATCTACAGACAGTCTTTACACAGAAGCCCGAACTCCTCATGCAGGGCGCTAAGAAGATTGCTAACCGCATCCAGGAGAAACTCAAGCGCGGCGAAGTGAAGCGTGAAGACCTTGTTCGTGAGGCGGAGGAGCTTATGGCAGAGTTTCAGAATAACCCTATGTTCAAGGATATTTTTGAGCAGCTCGGTGCGACTCTCAAGGGTGCCGGCGGCGAGGCTTTTGGTGGTGGCGGTGGTCAAACGGAATCGGACCGCCGCCGTGTAGTTCAGGAGCGCCTACGCAAGAAGATGGAGGCAAAGAAGAATGCAAAGAAGTAAGGTAAACATGTCTATTTTTATAAATAATACTATATAGATGGCTAGAACATCAAGAAAATCACGTAAAATGAAACGCGGTACCCGCCGCCACCGTGGAGGGGCGAAATATGATTTTTCTGTGACTCTCTTTTCAGGTGAGCCTATTGACGATGAGCTCAAGAATTCGTTATTTTCCATTTTACAGGACAAATATTCAAAAGTCACTATGGAAACACTTGATGAAGAAAAGCGTATGTTCAAATATTTGATGTTTGAAGGTTCAACTGGGATTACCGAAGATTTACAGACGGATATCGTTGTGTATAACTGTACAAATCCTCCTCGATATCTATTTAATGAGAAAATGGATCTTGATGGGCGCCTTACAAAGTTAGAGTATGAAATCAGGGACATGTTACTTGAAAAAAATGTAGATATATCATTAATTCCAGCACCGCATGGATTACAACCGAGCGATTATGTTAATGCTCCTGATGAATACAGACAATTTCATGTCGGTCTATGTACACCTAAGTGCTCTTAACATTAATTCTAGTGTTCTACATATGTTTAAAAATAGTTATATTGATAATTTTTAAACAATGCCTGAAAATAGGAGTTCAGTAAATGGCTGAAATTAATGAATGCCCGACATTTTGGCTTGATAATCCGCGAATCCTTATTGATGATGCTGCCGATTTTTTCCCTTTCAGCGAAAAAGCTAAAATTTGTTCAAGCACGGCGCTCAACTCGTTAACGCGCTTTGGTTTCTATTTAGGAATTCTGCTTTTCGCTATTACGCGCTACACCTATTATTTAGGCGTCCCGGTGTTAGCAGTGGTGTTATCTGTATCTCTATACTACGGTATGAAGAATCAGGGGACGCTGCGCAGCGGCGCCTTCCCGAGTGGGCTACTAGATAAACCAACGTTTCGTGAGGGATTTGCTAATATAGAAGGTTCTGCTGCATCGGATAAGGTTGTTGAAGATATTATTGGACAAGATTCTCGTACCGAGCCTAATGCTCCCAATCCGTTCATGAATGTGCTTATTAACGAGATTGCCGACTATCCCACAAAACCGCCTGCTAAATATTCAGTCAGCGGAAAAGTACAAAACGATCTTGAAACGCAATTCCAAACAAAAGTATACGGCGACCCTGGTGATGTATGGAACAAGAATCAGGGGCAGAGACAGTTTTATACAATGCCCTCGACAAGCATTCCCAACGATCGCGATAGTTACCAAAATTGGTTGTATCGCACTCCCGGTAAGACGTGTAAGGAGGGAAATACGGCTGCGTGTACCACTGACGGCTCGTCTGGTTCTCAATATGTGTTCCGTGGACATTAGGCGCTCATTTGATAAAAGTATTCTTCAGTAGAAGCAAATGGCTGCTACTGCAGAATTCAAAGTTAACGGATTTACACGCGAGAGGGATGATGTTTGCTCGTATAACCACGAGTACCGCGAATCTGTTGGTCCCGGACGCTACGCTGTAACAAATCTTGTACCCGACCGCACTAAGACTTTACCCCAGGCGTTATCTAATCCTACTGTAATTGCGGCTGAAGGCTACGGTATCGACCAACAGGATATTGATTCAGACAGCGTTTTGCGCAATAACCCGACTCTTGAGGGTCGGTCGCGCTGCCCTTTACGTGTGCAGTCCCGGCCCTTCGCGACGGTGCCGTTCATGGGACGTGGACGCGGAAACCAGGAGCTAGAGTCTAAATTACAGCAGTCCGAGTTTGTTAGAACAGGTAGAGAGTGTGGAACTGTTACGGAAAACTTTTTTGAAACGCAGTTTACTCCACTAATCCCCCATTTACAGGCGAATGTCCAGAACCCCCGCAATCTTGTTCCCGAAGTGGCGGCGGTAGGATGGATTCACGGTGGAATCCCCAGCCGCCAGTACGTGCGCGATTTGAACTGCTAAAGAGTATTATTTATGTTGATTTTGCTTTTCTATAAAAGAAAAATCAACGACAAAGCCAGAGATGAGCACGCAAACTCCTACCGGTGTTGAGTCCCCTATGTGGACATTAAACTGGACACGCATCGGAGCTACGGAAGGAGGAAATGTACGCGACCAGCAGTCGGCTGATGCGTATTCCTATGTATTGATTCCACAGAAGTGGGAGAACCCAAACAAGTGCAGAAACGCCCTCGGCTTGGTCGGCGGATCCGAGGTGTCCCACGCCTCAGGAAATCTGATTGACGTTGAATCTGAACTGATGGGCATAACTCGCGCCAATTCCAAGTGTAACTCAAAGCAGTATGTTCCTTCTTGCCCGCTCGGCGGCGATAAGTGCCCCGATACTCTTGGAAATATCGTTTTCAAGGAGAAAACCACAGGTGAAGTGCGCAACGTCGATACTCGCGCGAAACACTTACCCAGTTGCCAAACGTGGTCATATCCCGGTACACCTGTGCCGCGCCCATATGGTCAGGAGACGTGCGAAATCAACCGTTTCTAGGCGTCATAATGGTATATCTATTAATTTCTAAACAGAATCTGTTTAGAAATTGCTAATACAAAATAGGAATCTATAAGAATAGAGATGGCTTCCCCGGTTACTACAAGAAACTGGACCCGCAATCGCGCAGACGACTGTCATATTACGGATGATACTCGTGTCACGACGGGTCCCGGACGCTATGTACTAGAAGCACCAAATGGTTATTGCAATGCTACGTTCGCACCGGAGCCTACGGTTCGTGTTCAGAGATGGGGCGACGCCCAGGTGGATACCTATATCAAGACGGATGTAGAGTCCGACTTGTTCAATATCAACAGAGGACCTGTCCGCGAAATCTGCGGACAGTACAATCCTAACAACAACCGCATGAATACCGCTTCGAAGCGTGCTATTAAGGAGGCGTCCTTTCCGCAGACACACACTCGGTTGAATGACCCGCCCTGTACGGGACGTGATACCGGCTGGAACCGCTTTGAATGGTTATGCCAAAACCCGCAAGATAACGTGATGATGCCGTTTGACTGGTATGTACCAGGGCGTCTATTACACAAGGATGCGCACCGCCCGTGTATCCCCACTCCTATGTCTACTGAACCGGTGCTACCCGCGCCCCTCCATTTGAGCCCAAGCGTAGTAGACGTACCCGGCGCCTATGGAACAACGATGTCTAACGCGACATCGCTATCCGTTGGTGAATTCCCGGCTCGTGTTCTGCCTCAGAATTCATTCAAATCGGCGGTACCAACGGGTAACATGTCAAACGACTCGATGTTGCTCGATTCTCGCGAAATCACTTGGCCAGAGGCGCCCGCTATTGGCGCCGTTCAGTTCCCCGTTCCTACTGGACCACCGTCAATAGCCTGGCAGCGCAATGATTATGCTCAGGGCATTTATAACACGAATTCAATTCCTACCACAAGAACGACAGGGAAGGTCTTACCCGGACCCGCGCTGAAGACATCTAACTAGTTATAAATTGATTTTACTTAGGTTAACATGTTTTGTTAAACTAAGTAAAAAATTGTAAAAATAACTATGAGACCGTCAGGAGAGACCATGGAGGCTGCCACTTTTTTAGGTATGCTCGGATTGGGTTATGCACTATCTAATAAGGATAAAGCCGAGCATAAAGAGGGATTTGAACCGGCACCCGCACTTAAAAATGATTATACATCATACGCATCAATTGTTCCTGGTATTGCTTTGCAGCAGCCACCTCAGCGATACGAAGCTCCTGTAGGCATTCGCACTAATTCAGCCTCTAAACTGGACCAGATGTACAATTTTCCAGGTAAGTCGTCCATACCGAGCGAACCTGTCCCCGATAGACAAGGTGGGTACCTTGGGTTCCCCGTTCCCGCTGTAACTCCACAGGCTAGAGCGGAGGCTGTTACATCTTCAGTGTATCTAAATACAAACGGTCAAGAGTCAACACCCAATCTGTCAAAACCCGTAGTTTCGCAACTTTCAGGTGTTGCGATGAAGGCTGAAGACTTTACACACGCAAATATGGTTCCGTTCTTTCGCGGCTCACCGAAGCAAAATATGACGGACACGGCAAATCGGACTGTTTTAGATACATACACTGGTGGCGGTGCTCTTCAACAGCAGAAGCGCGAGCAGGGTGCGATGTTTGAGACAATGAAAACACCGGCGGGCGTACCGTTCGGCTCTGAAATTGCGACCGACTTTATGCAGGACCGCGTTGTGGCGCCGACAAACAGGGCTGGTGAGCGTCCGTTCGAACAGGTGCGCGTCGGCAAGGGCTTAGGAAAGGGTTTTACGAGTTTACCGAGTGGCGGCTACCAACAGGCTGAATCACTATACTATGCTAGACCGCGTAACACGGACGAATTGCGCACTGCGAACAATCCTAAAACTTCGTACGAAGCGGTCGTTGTTCCTGGAGCGCATTTTGTTACGAAGCGTGCCGATATCGGTGAGGTTCGCAAGCACCAGCCCGATAAGTTTTATATAAATGAGAAAGGTGAGCGTAACTTTACGACCACTGGCGCAAACCTTAAGGCAATGGAGCGCCCCGTCGAGGTTCTACGTGAGACGACACGCCCAGAAACCACCCAGGAGTACGCTGGCTCGGCTAAATCGGCGGACTTTAATGCCACTTACACGGTCGCATCTGTCCGCGCTCCGATGGTTAAGCAGGCGGGTACGTGGGGATTTCGTAACGCCGACGCCACGAATTATTTTGACAAGAACACTGATTCCGACCAGAACGACTACGGTAAGGCGAGTATCGAAATCCGACCGAATGAGCGCTACTTTACCGGCGACAGAACTGTTACGCTGAATATGAAGCCGAATGAAACGGGTCAAGTTACATTGCCGCAGCAAGATGGTCCACGCCAGACTCGCAAAGATGAGATGTTGGGTAACCCAAATCAGGCTGGTTACGTCAACGTAGGCGCTGGTAACTATAAAATGACAATTTATGACCCCGATGACGTGGCGCGTACAACGATAAAGGAAACTACGATTGATAACGATTATTTGGGTATTGCTGCGCCCAATCAACCGCAGAAGTTGACTACATACGACCCCGAAGACATCGCTCGCGTGACTCAGCGTAACACAACCGACAATTTCGACTATACTCGCAACTTGGGCACGGCAGACAGCCCTGACGCGCCATATGTTCCGTTTGAAGACCTTGCGCGCACAACACAGCGCAACACCATTGATAATTTTGATTATAATCGTAACTTGGGCACTAATGACAGCCCTGATGCGCCGTATGTACCGTATACTGACATTGCGCGTGTAACTGACCGCGAGGAGCTGTCGGCTAAATCCGAATACTTTGGTAACTCAGATCCAAACTATCCCAAGGGCATTATCAATCCTTTCCAGGACGGTGCGCGTAAAACACAGAAGGCGGCTATCTCGGCAAATTCGGCGTACACAGGAAGTGGATACGCCGAAGACAAAAAGCAAATCGTCAATCCGTACCAGGATGGCGCTCGCCAGACACAGAAAGCTGCTATATCTGCGAAGTCTGCGTACACGGGCTCTGCTGGAACTGCGAATGCGAAGGCGCCGCGCTCAGAAAATGCCGAAAAGAATATGCGGCATTATGCGCAAAAGGAAAATGTGGCGAAGGGACGCAAACCGGCGGGTAACATTTCACTTTTTAATGGCGAGGACTATATCAATATGAAGTTTAATAAGATTGAGTCTGACTATATCAATGACCGTAGCCCTATCGTAGACCGTGTTCGTGGTGCACCACCGTCAGAGGAGTCTATCGGTGCGATGCGCCCACGCGCCGTTCTGAAATTGGATGTCAGCTCTGAACGTATGGAGCCGGCTGTCGTGTCGGGTCTGGAGACAAACCCGTATGTCATCCCGTTACATTCTACCGCTGACAAGGTGGCTAAAAAACTAGTGAGTTATGATATGGCGCAGAGTGTGCGGGTGAATTAAATTGTTCTTATTAAATATAATGAAACACAACCGCGTAAGAGCTGAACAGAAACGCTTAGTGGTTGCTGCCCGGCGGGTAACGCGGGCGAAAAAAATTCTAGCGAAAGCCAATAACGCCTTAAATGTTACGAGAAAGCGCCTTGTTAATGCCAAGCTGGCACAAAACCAGGCGGCAAAGGAATAGAGTTTGTATTATTTTCATTCAATTCTGTGTTACTGTATTGAACGATTTAAACGACGCACTGTATATTTTACTAAATGGACCAATCTCTTATAGACCCTCATTCTCCTAAAACTGTCCGTGATATCGTTGGTAATGCTGATACATGGACTAACTTAGAAAAGAAAATAGTGCAGCGCGCCTGCCCACATCTAGTTATCTGCGGTCCCAGTGGAATCGGTAAGACCACTTTTATACGTTGTGCGCTTCACAACAAGGGTTATTATGTAATGACTCACAATTGTATTGCCGATTCTGGTCTGCGCGATGTGCGCGATGCAATTCGCTCGTTTGCGCGCGGAGGCATCGACGGAAAAGGTAACCATCGCTGGATTGTTCTTGAGCATGCCGATTCGCTGACTGCCGATACACAGGCATTTTTGCGCCGCCTGCTTGAAACTGCCTCTGGCTCGACGCGCTTTATTTTTGAAGTACGCGAAAGCGGTGCTCTATCTGAGCCGATTCTGTCGCGCTCTCTCTTATGTACTGTAGATTTACCGTCTTTTCACGAAATTAGATATGAGGTTTTGCGCCGCACGGAAAATCATGTTACGATTGAAGATGCCGAGCGTATTGCGGATGAATGCTGCGGCAACGTTAGAACCGCCGTTCATCAAGGTCTCGTACTTTGGAAAGGTAGCGTAACCAATCTTAAAATTGGCAATGGAATCGAACATATCAACGCCGCATGGAAAAATAAACCCGATGACGAGAACAGCGACGCCATGGGTAAATGGGCGTGCCAGACAATTCAGAGTCTACGAAAACAGGGTGCCGACCCCCGAATCCTTTTACGATCCAAAATATCAAATAATCCGACCGCTTTGCGGGTCCTATCACAATGGAATCGCCCCGGTGGAGCGAGTAGCCGTGCCCTCTGGCTCTATGCGGTCTGCGGACAAACGAGTTAAGGATAAACTAAACAATAGACAACAATGGATTCCGTCTCTACATATTCTGAAGCGCGTAATGAATATATGAAGCAGCTTGCTACGTGGGTTACGCCATACATGATTTCGCACTATCGTAATGTTTGGACCGAGTCTGTCGCTGCTGGTGGTCCGCGCCGCTCGATGATTGTATTTCAGGAGAAATGCGCCGAAGTGCCTAAGTGGAATCAAGATACAATTGACCTTAACGTAAACAAGCTGCTTGATAACTGCCGCTGCGACTATCTCGAAGAACTCATGGCTGCTGTTTTCATCGCTCACACCAAAGTTCTTATTGCTATCCGTGTATCTTCCAAGCATAAGAAACTACAGATTACGCTGCCTAAGCTGGACCACTTCTTACACCGTATCTTCTCTGAGTGTGCGCGTTCCTTCTGGAAGGCACCCTTCTTATTCTTGGACGACCAAAAGCCCATTGAGATGCAGAAGAACGTGCTTCAGGCTGAAGCACTTTGCACAGAGTCTATCTCGAGTGCTGTTCGCAGTCTTCTTCCCATTAAGAATATTCTTAACGAGTATCTATCGGATGATGTACTTAATGCAGAGCCAATTATTGAAAACGGTGACGAACTGAAGGGTGGTGCTGAGGAGCTAAGTCGTCTGCCGCCTGCGCCTGCGCCTGCGCCTGTTACCGCGCCTGTTGCCGCGCCTGTTGCCGAACCTGTTTCCGTACCTGTTTCCGTACCTGTTTCCGTACCTGTTTCCGTACCTGTTTCCGTACCTGTTGCCGTACCTGTTTCCGTACCTGTTGCCACTCCTATGGCTGTAGATGAGGAGGAACAAGAGCCCGTTGCAGCCAAATCGTCTGTACCAGTTCCCAAGCCAGTTTCATCGGTACAGAAGAAAAGTGCTAAACTGACTGTTGAAAAGCTGTCACCCGCCGTCGAACCTATAAGCGAACCCGAAGAACTCGTGGTAGACACCGAGCAGGCTGTGCATTTCAGTAACTATGATAATGTATTTGACGAAGCTTCTGAACAGGTTGCGTCTTTCAGATATGTACCCAAAGACGACAGTGAACCGCATTTGGAAATTAAGGAGGAAACAAGTCGCCCTCTTGGAGAAGATTTATCCGTAACCAGTCTCGAACCCTCTGTCCCGGCGCCCGTTGAATCCGGTCTCATAGTGGATGAAATTTTGGATTGAGTAAAAAGACGCGTATTTTAACAGAAGCTTTTATTACAGATGAACGAAACCCTGACCATTGTTATTAGCGCTGTAGCAATTGGCGTAATAGCAGTTATTGTTGGCGCCGGCTACACTAGTGCGACAGCATCCAAGCTACCTGAGAGAATGGAGATGATACAGTTATTTGCTTCCGGCTCCATCGTTGGCGCCTTTGTAAGTTGGCTCGTGGCGAGCGGAGTCCTCCATGGTTCCTCTTTTATGAATATGGTATCAAGCGATCTATCCTCGACGATGAAGGATATAGGGCTTAAGGGTGGTGACGAGCCTCCCGCTGCGTCCATGGGACAGATGGTTGGAGGCTTCTTCAATTCGATAGGTCTCGACAAATCGCTACTACAGGAGTTGAAGGTCGGCATGCCGACATGGTAATAAAATTGAAGTGGAAGGCAGCGCCTCTGTCGATATCAGAAAAATACGAAATGGCTTTCACAATCAAGACACTAACATGTCTGGACTACAAGTCGGTGCGTGATATTTTCAGCCAACTGTTTGTTGAGAGTGAGGACGCCAAGTTCCGAGTGGCGTGGCGCCATAGGACTCGTGCACTAAGCATCGGAATACATAAGAACAAGGACCTCGTAGGCTTTGCTCTTGTTGAGAACAAACAACTCGTCTTTATCGGAATTCACCATGACTTTCAGTCATACGGTCTCGGCTCGAAGTTGCTTCGTGCTGTTCTGGCTGCAGCCTTCGACCGCTGTCATAATATTTACCTGACGCCCGTCGATAATGAGATTGTGATTAGTTGGTATGTCAAAAATGGCTTTCAACTATCCCGTATCTCGGAATCCGAGACTCCTGGTGTACCGTATCTCGTCTACAACGCACATAAATACAGCACCCGAAGCAAGGTCTGAGTGCGGTCATATATATATCTTATTTTTCCGGTATGATGTAAATGGAATTTAGAACAGAAAATGACGAATTAATTGATATTCAGCAATACGAACGTGATGAACAGCTTTTTGCCGATAAATATTTAACGCCAGATTGTGTTGTTCTGGAGCTTGGCGCACGATATGGAACCGTTTCGTGTGTTATCAATAAGAAAATTAACAATCCGGCAAATCAGGTTTCTGTTGAACCCGACGAACAGGTTTGGGCGGCTCTCGACTCAAACATGGTACGGAACAATTGCGAATTCCATGTCGTTCATGGTATCATATCAAAGACGGCTATGAATCTGGTACGACTTGGCTCAGCAACCACATGCGAAAAGGCGGAACATAGCAGCATAGAGAGATACACGCTGGAAGAGATTGAAGAGAAATATTCTTTAAAATTTAATACGCTTGTCGCAGACTGCGAAGGCTTTCTTGAGACATTTTTTGATGAGAATCCGAAAATGTATAAAGAGCTTAACCTTGTAATAATGGAAAAAGATTTTGCTAGCAAATGTAATTACGATAAGATAACTGACGAATTTAAAAAAAATGGGTTCAAACAAATTGAGTCCAAATTTTACGGCAATTGGTCAAAAAATCATCTAAATCCTAATGGCGTATCTTGTGATGTATGGCGTAAGTAAGTTTTTATGCATATAGACTCAAATGACCCTGGTCACCATTGTCCTTCTTCTTGAGAAAGAGCTCCACGTGGTCCCTCTTAAGGGTGAACGGCAAATGAAAGTTGGCGATAGCAAACGGAACCTGCTTGGGATTGTTGTAGAAACGAAGCAGATTCAACTTTGAGGCGATGGTCTGGATACAGCGCTTGAGTTCGCGTACACCCTTCTCTTCACCCGTAAATGTCTCAATGATGAACTGGATTACATCCTTGCTGATATGGACCTTCTCATGGAGACCCACGTCCTTGAGTGCAGAAGAGAGCAGATACTGCTCAGTGATTGCGAGCTTCTCCTTGACGTTGAACCCGTCCACACGGATATTGTACATGCGGTCGCGCAGAATGGGGTTGACCCGTTCGTGGTTGTTGTGGCTAAAGATAAACAGACAGCGGCTGAGATCCAGGTCAATACCGGTGAAATACTTATCCTGGAACTTGTCGTTCTGCGAACTGTCCGTAATGTGGATGAGTAGATTCATGATTTCCTCACCCTTCGGTGTGTCACTAATCTTGTCCAGCTCGTCGAAATAGATGATAGGATTCATACAGTTTGCCTTCATCAGGATGTCCGCGAGACGTCCCCACGTTGAGCCCTCGTACGTATACGAGTGACCATCCAGAAAGGAGGCATCGGTCGCGCCGCCCAGTGAAATGAAGTGAAACGGGCGTCCAAGTGCCTTCGCTACGCCCTCCTTCACGAGCGTAGTCTTACCTACACCCATGGGACCATGGATGGAGAGGACGTTGCCCGCACCTTTGGGATTCGCAATCCAGCTGCTGACGAACTGGAGAATCTGAAGCTTGGCTTCATCGTGTCCGTAAATGGCAGTATCCATGTTGTCACGTACCTTGGTTACAAATGTGGCGCATGCATCAGGTCCGTCGTCCAGCTTGACGGGGAGGTCCTTGTAGACACCCAGTGGCATATTGGAATAACCCTCAATCCAGTGGAAACACTTATAGTATTCGGTAGTAGATGTATCCATATTCATCAGGGAATTATACTTGGACAGTGCGACCTTCTCAACCTGCTGCGGTACAACCTTCTCGAGAATCTTGAACTTCAGCGGGACCTGTGTCTCATCGGCAGAGAACTTGCGTTCCATCTTTTCGATGATGAGTGACTGCTTAGGCTCAGGAAGCTGCTTGAAGTAGGTAATATCGTTATCGATATTCTGAAGTCCCTCTTCATCCTTCTCCGCCTCCTTCTGAATAAGCTTTACGAACTTCTTTACAATGGAGGGCTGGTCCTTCATCTTGTGCTTGCGAGGCTTGTTAGGATCAGGTCCACCGAAGCTGCTAATCATGAGTCCGATACGAGCCGAGTGCTCATCTTCCTCATACTCCTCGTCATCATCTTCGGAATCATCTTCGTCAGACTCCTCCTCCTCTTCGGAATCCTCTTCGACCACCTTCTTCTTGCGACCGCGGGATCGCTTCGGTTCCTCTTCGGACTCCTCCTCCTCTTCAGAATCCTCCTCTTCGACGACCTTCTTCTTGCGACCGCGGGATCGCTTCGGCTCCTCTTCGGACTCCTCCTCTTCAGAATCCTCTTCGACCACCTTCTTCTTGCGACCGCGGGATCGCTTCGGCGGCTCCTCTTCGGACTCCTCCTCAATCTCGTTCTTCGCTCCACGCTTACGACGAAGTGGCTCCTCTTCAACAACCTTCTTCTTGCGTTGGACGACAATAATTTCTGATTCGGACGAGGACTGGGATGCGCGACGAATGCGCTGGCGAGCCTTTATCGCTGCCTTGCGCTTAGGACGCTGCTGCTTCTTCTTAGCCGAAGATTCGGTGTGGTAGCTCTCATCCTCGTCTTCATCCTCGTAATCATAGTCGATAAGGTTACGGATGTTACCCTTACTGTCTAGACTCTCATCGTCTTCATCGGAGCTCTCGTCCTTACGGTTCTTTGACTTCTTTGACCGGGGCGGGGAATCTGAATCTGCCTGCTTTCGAGGCATTTTCTACTATGTGCTTTTGTTAACTCAACCATGGCGTAAACGCGGCTTCATTTTTTTTGGGTTTCCAACTTAAAAAATCATAATACTAATCAATTGGGAATCGCGTCTATAATATCCATGACCTTGAACCGCGACTTTACTGTATATCCAGGAGTATCGTTTTTGGATTTGCTCTTTAGCGTCTTTAGCTTCTCAACAAGATTTACAATATAAGGGGGCACGGGCGCCGTCTTTACACATGTCAGCGTCGTAACAATCTTATAGAGTGATGCCAGATATTCTTCAACAAGCAGCGTATTCGTGACATCCTGCTCCAAATTATCGAGTGAATCCATAATAGTTGATATTACAATTTCAATTGCGTCGTATGGTAGTAGCTGTTTGTTGTACATTTCAGCCAAGAACTGACTGTATCCGAAACGGTATTTCTTGCGCTCCTGCGCTTCGAGAAACTTCGCATAATCGGCTGTCCCCTGGTCAGGTACATCGCGTGCCTCCTTGAAAATGATGATGAAGTTGCTATAGATAGAACTAATTTCAGTCTTCAAGTGTGGGAACCGTTCAGTCAACTCGGACAGAAGACGGGCGTAGAGTTCACAATAGATTTCCTCTGACGCAGCCTTCGTAAAGAGAAGAACCATAAACTCGGTTAAGAATGCAGTCTCACCGCTACTCATGATTTGTTCTAGAAACGACTTTACAGGGTCATAGTTGTTGTGACTGAACTTATTCAGTTTCGCACGGATATGTCCGATAATGCGATCCTCCACCTTTTTATCAGAAACAATTGCGCTAACGTAGCGTCCACCCTGTGGATACGGCGAGTCGTTAGGAGTTGATATCGGTGAGGACCTGAACCGACGCGGGCTCTCGTCGTTCATAGAGTTATGCTCGCTACCCACACGCCTAATAGAGATATTCCTGTCCCAATTACGATTATCGTTATTTTGACGGAAGCCGCGGGGGGACCGCCAACCGCCGCCGCCAGCGCCTACAATTGAGTTAAGACTTGTGTTCGATGATGAAGCCGGTATATTTGACTTATACTGGTAAACAACCTTTCCAATCTTCAAACTATCAATACGACTTATAATGTCCTCGGGGCAATCATTGTCTCTATTATCCCGGATACGGAGGACCGCCGCTACTTGGGTGGGTAGCATGCGGTCTTGTTTACTGGCAAGTTTTTGTGAACTCATTATTGCCGCACTCGTTTTTCTTAGCGACTTAGAATATGTGCGTCAACTCTTCATTTTTTTGAAACAACTCCACAATAAAGGATGGCTGGTATGGCTGTAGGTAAATTTGTATCGGCTGACCTGGATTTAAGCGGCGCCGTAGCATTCCTTAATTTATCAACCAAAACGGGGCAGGCGTATGCTCTAAAAAGATTTGAGTTACCTGTTTCTACAAAAAATGACGTAGAGGCTATACAGAAACCTATTGTTGCAATACGTCGGAAATTTCGTAAAGACAAGGTTCTGGAAACTGAAATCCTGGCGGCATTACGTAAAGTTGCTGATGCAGAAATCGCTGTCAACGAAATTACGAATTTTAAGGAGGTGGATAAGCGAATCACAGAAACTGTAGAACAGGTGTATTGGAAGCCAGGAGCATTTGGTTCTTTTTTAAACGGTTGGGGGCATATTATCGAAATGATTCTACTTTGGAAAACTATTCTGTCGCCCGCTTTTGCGCTTCTGACTCCTGTTATAGTCGTTGTGTTGCCGTATTTTTTACTTCGGTCTGTGTTTGGTATTATCATACCGATAAGCGAGTATATCAGTTTGTTACAGAAAATGATGTTGTCTAGCGTACCAAAGCTGCCAATGGGTGAGGATGCGTCACCGCTAGCACAGGTGGCAAAATATGCCTACGTTCTCATGAGTCTCGGTGTATTTTTGTCTAACATATGGAATCAGATACAGGCAGCACTCCATTTACGCGCAGTTGCTGCTGATATTCGGATACGGGGTAGGCAATTATTAGACTATGTGAAGGCGGCGCGGACCCTGGCAACTCTATTGCAGAGCAGTGAGGGGCTCGCGTGTGCTACCGAGATTCAATTTAACGAAGACACTGAATCAATGGGCGCGTACGGGCTCATGTATAATGAATCGCGGGCTCTAGCCAGACTGCGTGAATGGATAGGAGAAATTGACTTACAGGTATCCTGTGCACGTCTACAAGGAATATGCTTCCCAAGAGCTATCGAAGGACATGAGTTTACGTTATCTATACACTCATTGTATCATCCTGGTGTTCAGCCAGGCAACCGTGTAGTTAATAACGTGAATTACAAGAACGGAAACCATGTTCTGTTAACCGGACCCAATCGCGGTGGCAAATCGACGCTCTGTAAATCGGTTGGTTTGGCAATCATGACTGCACAGACATGGGGTTTTGCCTGGGCGAAATCAATGACTTTTGTGCCACTGAGCCATTTCGAAACTGCTCTCGCGCCTGCTGATACGTTGGGACGTTTGAGTCTATTTGAAGCTGAAATAGAGTTTGCGAAACAGATTTTAGCGATGGCTACACAGGCTGTCGCAGATAGCAAGCACCGACCGGCTTTCATCATTATGGATGAAATTTTTCATTCTACAAATGCGCATGATGGTGCTGAAGCCAGCATGATATTCCTTAAACAGTTATACGAAAAGAGCGGCTCGTCGTGTGGTTCACTTATATCAACACATTATCGCGAACTCCCCGATAAACTCAAGGACTCAGCACAGCCCTTCTGTATGGAGGCATTCGATAGAGACAGTAGTCTACAGTATACGTATCGTTGTGTACCCGGTGTTTCTACTCTGAGTAGCGTCCGTGAAATTCTAAAGGAGCGCGGTCTTCTGGAATAGCAAAACTCGGTATCAAAGACAAATGAACGTTCCTGAGAGCTTCTACATTGCTCTGTGTGTAACTATTCTGATGTTGGGTGTAGTCTATTGGTTTTGGACACAGATACAGTATTTACAGCGTAAAGTTAACCTGCTTGACAACGTTGTGTATGAAATGAAGACTCTTGTTGCGAATCTTCCCGGTCAGGGTGCTGGTGGCGGTGGTGGTCTAGCCCCACCCTTTACAGCCGAGCCAACCTACCCGCCTCCAGTTGATAACGAGGCACCCTATGCGCCGCCTCCCGAATCCGTAGCTGGTGATATTGAGGCGGAACGTCTGGCTTCCGAAGTTGAATTTACCACATTTGCCGGTGAAAAGGAGTATTCTCAGCCACCCGAGGAAGAGCCTGTAAAAGAGGATGCACACGAGTCAAATGATGATTTACAACCCGGCGGCTTGGCTAGTCCCGCTGATAACGAGACAAAGAAGCGCTCTGAGGCAGCGGATGCCGCCTCACTTGATTCGCCTCTAAATAGCCTTTCTATCAAGGAGTTGCGTCGTATGGCTGAGGCAAACAACATTCCCGGAGCCTCTGAGATGAGAAAGCGTGACTTAGTTCGTGTTCTACGTAACAAGGTTAGTAGTATCATGAATTCGAGCGAACAGCCTCAGGTTATAAGTTTGGATAACATTGATGCGCCCAACTCTGATTAAAAAATAAGCATAAAACAAGGCAAGGCAATGTCATCGTTAGCATTTGCACCTGTATCTACGAGCAATGGTGATTGCTTTACGACAATAGACCCAAATAAGACTAATGCTGCTGCACGTATGGCTGACGGGCGCGGCTTTACTGATTATAGACCCCGTTGCCTCCAGTACCCGCTCAAAGTGACTGGACAGTGGGGCGAACACGACGGTCGTCAGAAGATGATCCAAGCGACAAATCTATTACAGGAGGAGGCTCGCGTGACGCTGCGCAAGAAGCTGGGACCCGTAAAGGGCTCGTGCGTGGACACGATGGTTCCCGAACTCTATAAGCGTGTTTGTACATGGCGCGGATGCGAAACCGTCCCGGGTCATTATGCCGGTCTCGGAACTGGTCGTGTCTATGTACCAAATGCCGCTGCAGCTTCCGATGACCCCGATGGACTTGCGAAAGCCACCATACCTGCTATGGCAAATACGTATTCCATGGAGGGCAATGATACGCCAAGCCAGTGTGCCGCGAATGACAGCGAGAAACTGTGGCAGTTCTTGGATACCCCTAAAGGCTATTCGGCTCGCGCGACGCCGTATTCTGGACCGCGGGCGTAAATATATAATCAGAATTGATAAGCAATTTTGATTATAGAGAGGAGATGAGCTTTCGTACAGTTCAGGGTGATATGGTCGAAGCGGCTGTTAGACGCGATACACGTGGTGCTATTACTGTACAAGGACGCATTCGCAAATTTCAGGGACAAAAACAGACAATTCGGTGGATTTCTCCGCAGAAGCCGACGCGCGGAATCGGATTTAACGGGTCGGGTCTTCCCTTCGCAAATTCGGAACAAGCCTTTGATAATACACCGTATTCAGGTGTGATTGAATCAGACGACGGAAGTTTCAGTTTACAGATGGACGACCTACCGAACGCATATTACACCGGATTAGGTTCAACGTATGTTCCACCGGTTCTGATGCTAGAGACGGTCTGTAGGGAGGGTAACTTTCGTACGCACGTATTTTTGAGTCCGATTGCTGTGCCGTTTCGCTGGATCGCCGGTTCACCGCCCGGTGAACGTGTAGCGCCAAGCAGTGACGACATGGGGCGGGCTATGTACTATAACGGACGCGAGAATATTGGTCTATTCGATAATCAGGAGGCGTTGCTGCGTGCTAAAGGCTACCCTGCTGCTATGGCGAGCCAGGGACTACCAGACCACGTTGATATGTATCCATGGTTGAACACGCCTGCTCCAGCGTAAACGCCTGCTCCAGCGTAAACGCCTGCTCCAGCGTAAACGCCTACCTAGAACAGATGCTTGTAGCGTTTCATACTATCATCTACGGCATTAATACTATATTTTTTGTTATATGTTTCCTTCATCCATTCTAATTGTTTTGGATTTACGTTGTAATGATTAAATCGCCAAACAGACGGGTCTATGACCACTGTTTTGTATTTAACTTTGATAATATGAATATTAGGATTCATATCTACAAAATCGGCGCACCTGATTATATTTTTCGGTGCCCATTCCGGCTTATACTGCATATTAATACATCTGTAGTCCTGCGTAATATGAAATTCGGTTGATAGAAATCTGTCGATGAATTTCTTTTGACTTACTTTTAAACACGAAACATCTGCTGGCTGCGTAGATAGATAGCTGTGTAAGTTTATATCGGATTCGCTGAAAAGGAATTCATCGAAATCCATTAACGCCACCCATTCTGATTCATGTCCGTAGGTTGAGATAAAGTGTCTAGTTGCACCCTCCTGTTCATATAAAATTTCACCTTTTAAATTCCTGGGTTGCCATTTGACGTAGGTAATTACGTCACTGTATCTTTGTATAATGTCTTGCAATTCCAATTGGTCGTTTATATGTGAATTTGTTGAAATGCTAAACCCGTATTTGTTATATTCTTGCGTACTACCGTTTCGTCCAACTGAACCTTCATTATCATATAGATAGAAATGCTCTACGCCCAAATTTTTATAGTAAATTAAAAATTCTTCCAACCATTTGATATTTTCATTGAGTATAAAAACAGTATGAAACGATAGTAAATATTTTGTCATACTGCGGGATTTCGCTTATTTTTTTATTAGGATGTATTTTAAGTAATATTTTGGATTTTGTTCAATATCAATTGCGAGCCATTTATCAGCGCTGTATTTGTAGTTTATGTTTACAATTATTTCCGTCTCAATTATTTTTGCAGAATTTGTGTGTAAGAACCCAACTATGTCCTTCTCCCATAAAAAATATTGGTCTGATGGGCTCCACTTGTCAAAATTAGAAATTACATCCATTTTATTATACGCAAACCAGCAAACTAATAAAATATATCCGCCATCTTTTGTTACTCGTAAATATTCAGACAGGGCTCTATAGATATCATTCTCAGAAACATGGTCGATTGTTGAAAAATCGGCAACTAAATCAAAATACTTATCTTCGTATTGCAATTTTCGGATATCACCCTGTTGTATTTTTAAATCAGGGAATAATTTAAGCGCACTGGTAATAATGGAACTATCATATTCTACTATATGTATGTCAAGACTCGGGTCTGGTTTTAGATTTTTAATAAGTCCACCGAATTTGGGATGAGAAAATGCCTCATTATTACAATCGGTTTTCAGTATAATTTTAAAATTGTATTTGTCTATTACTTCGGCAAATTTTGTGAGATAGTAGGGCCACGCAACAGAACCTGCCGAGGGCATTTATACAGGGTCCTGTTATTATAGCAAACTATACAATAGTTTTCTATATACGATATGTGGTATGAATCTACACGCGACCGCCACCAGGGAAGCCAACCAGGTTGGCGCCCAAGCCGAAGCCAGCGCCCTGGCGAGCCGTCAAGCCGACAGACGGCGACAGGAGGTCGAGGATGGCGAACACGAGCGCCGCGACGACGGACACGGAGACGATCTCCTCGAGACCGGGTACACGGCGGGGGATGATAACCATCGCGACGGCAACCGCGAGACCCTCTAAAAGATACTTAACAACGCGGGTTCCAAGCTCAACGACAGACAGGTCCATTTGTTTCTGTTTATGGCAGATGAAATATTCCGGGAGAAATAAAGCATTTAAGACAATTCCGGGTAGACTTTTTAAAATGGCAGCCGAGCGTGAAGAGTATTTGGAAGCCGATAAGGAGGTCCCTGGTCAGAAATACGTTTGTTTGAGTTTTTTGAGCCCTGAGAACGTGTTGGCTGATAAGAATGTGTTTCTTTTTAACGCATTTCTTAAGGACTATGAAATACAGTACAAAATCAAGGCTACCGAGGAGTTTGTAATGAACCAGGTCCGGCTAGTTACGGACGCGCTTTCTAAGGCGGAGGACCTTCTGAAGTCTGGCACGGACCTCAGTGGAAATGTATCAGTTCTCGATATCAGCGGTGCGACGGGTGCCCTTAAGACTGCACGTATGAATCTCTCACGCGACGTGGGCGTATCTCTTGAGAATCACGTAAAGGAAAACATGCGCGACTTTAAGGTGACTAAGATTCAGGAGGACTATGACACATTTCTCTTTAAGAACGGTAAGCGCCTAGAAGACGAGTTCTTCAAACTGAACGAGTTCCGTACAACGGTCCGTGGTCTCAAGGTACGCGGTTCATATGATACGTACGACGAGGCTGCGCACCGTGCGAAGTCTCTACAGAAGCTGGATCCCTCGTTCAATGTGTTCGTCGGGCAGGTTGGTTTCTGGTTGCCTTGGGACCCCAAGCCGTCCGATGTAGCCAACCAGGAATACGCTGAGGACCAGCTCAATACGCTGATGAAGTCGTACAAGGAGAACGAAGTTAAGAAAGACGAGTTCTTTGAGGCGCAGAAGCGTGAGCGTCTCTCCAACGCGAAGGTTCGCAATGGTCCTGTAGCTGTCGGACCCGTCAATGACCCCAAGACGGTCGACCTGCCGAGCGCTATGTTTGGCGACGGTGACCTCGCTATTGCGCGCAAGGCGGGGGCGGCGGCTGGCAATACAATCTCGTAAAAATTGAATTTATGTTTCCATTTTTGGTATAGACAATATCAAAAATGGCTGCTGCTCGTCTTAGACGTGAAATTGGGCATATAGACGATATTAAATATGAGATGTTTACTTACGGTCCACTTGACGGTGATATCTTCAACTGGACCGCTACGATTACAGGACAGGCGGGTACTAAGCTCACTGGGCTGCGCTTTGAACTTGAACTAACGTTTAATGACAGATACCCTTTTCACGCACCGAAAGTGCGCTTTCTGCAGACACGTAATCATACGACGATTTGTACTGACATTCTTGCTGACGCATGGTCGCCGGCACTTTCTATTGACAAACTACTTCTAAGCATTTGTAGTCTTCTCATGGAGGGTACACGATTTGATGCCGAAAAGGTTGCTGTATATAGCCCCGACCGCGTCTCCGCCTAGGAAATCCCTCCTGCTTCTACAGGGAACACCACAATGTGGGTATTAATAATCGCTTCATTAGCCCTTGGTCTGGGATTGGCGAGACTAATGGTACAATTTAATGTAAATGAGATTTTAAAGAATTGGAAAGACTATCGATGCCAAGTCCAGGTTCTTATGAATGGTAACTTATTCAAACCACCATCAGACCCACGCACTGACGCCGAATTTGCGTTTGATAATTTTAATTTCTGTACATCTGAAATCGCAAAATCAGCTCTAACGACGATTTTGAAACCAATATTTGACGTATTCTATACAATGGTTCAAGCAGCGATTCAATCTATAGGTTTTACTATGAATTTACGCTCGTTGGCGGCAAACTTGTTTCACGGGCTCAACAGCATATTCGATATATTTTTTAAGCGATTCAATTTAACAATTCATGAATTACGCAAAACGTTCGTCCTTCAAATGGATGCTATGGGAAAAGCAAATGGAATCGCAATGGGTGCAATCTATTCCGGTATTTCTATTATTAGAACTATTAAGAATTTTTTTGAGTTAATGATGACGATAGCGATTGCTATTCTAGTGATATTAGTTGTCATGGTCATCTTCTTATTCTTTATTCTTGCGCCATTTACACCACTTATTATGACTACAATTGGTATCGTCGCTGCAGGTGGAATGGCGGGTGCCGTCGGCGGAATGGCTTCCGCGTTTGGTTGTTTTGCACCGGCAACAAATATTATACTCCAAGATGGGTCCTATAAACAGATACGCTCTATAGCGATTGGAGATGTATTGAATAACGGTAGTGTTGTAACAGCATTAATGAAATTTACTAATGACGAACACCTCTACATTTTTAACGGTATCAATGTAACTGGAAGCCATATAGTCTATATTGATGGGCTACCAGTCTTTATAAAAGATACGAAATCGCCGAAAAATCCGCATGTGTATGAGACAGTATACTGCTTGAATACTACAAATCACAAAATACCCGTACAGGGTGCCTCAGGACAGGTACTGTTTGCAGATTGGGAAGAGCTAGATAGCGAAGATATGGTGGAATGGGACGCACTCGTTCGTCGCTCTCTCGGTGCCTCGCCTGCACCGTCGGCGGCTGCTCTGTGCGAATCTGAAGGCGGATTCTACCCAGATTGTACTGTTGGTACGATGGATGGTGTTAGAGCCATTGAGCGTGTACAGATTGATGATTTAATTCAGGATGGGGAATCGTACACACGGGTTGTGGGAGTCGTGAAAATTAGCGGCGAAGAAGTGAAATCGTTCGGTCCCCTTGGATCCGGCGCAAACTGGATTCTTCACGACGAACGGTGGATACGTGCAGCTGAATCACTAACATGGCAAGAGGGGACCCCGGCTCCATACTTAATAGCATTGTTTACCCTATCCGGAACCTATACAGTAAACGGAACCCTGGTCCGTGATTTTAGCGATATAGGGCTTTCAAACATAGAAGGTTCGTATAATTTTACCCAGTCCCGGTTACTCCAAAAATGCTCTGTATAAGTTAGAATGGCGGTCAAATCATCCACCTTGTTTTTAGTGGCATGCCTGGTGCTCCTCGCGGTCGCGAACTTACTCATGATCCAAGGCTACACGAACTACCCTACAGAGCGTGAGGGCTTCATCAACTATGTATTGAACGGCGGAGGCGACTTCAGACGTGAGGGCTTCGCGAATTACAACCTCGGCGGCGCTGGCTCGGGTAACGCGTACCAGCCCATGGGTGAGTATGACAATATCCTCAAGACCCCGAACAACGGTGTTTCTGCCTGGCGTGCTACGGCTCCAAATGAGCCTATGGCGGGACCCGAGTTTACTGGTCCCGGTCCCGATAACCTGTTTATCTTCAAGAACAACCAGTGCAAGCCTGAGTGCTGCGGTGCGTCGTTCTCGTGCAGCGGCGGCTGTGTTTGCACGACGCCTGCGCAGCGTAACATGATAAACAGTCGTGGTGGCAATCGCACGGCTCCCGAAGACGGCATTTAAACTTGCGACCTGTATTTATAGACAAGGATGGCATCCATACTTGTCCATGTAGACTACCGAGAGAGCGAACTAATTGCGAATTTGAGGAAGGAATCGGAGTTCAAGATGGATACACCAAATTTAGATATAGGCGATGTTATGTTTGTAAATGCCGAGACGGAGCAGCCGTATCTTGTATTAGAGCGCAAAACACTCGCAGACCTGGCGTCCTCAAATCGCGATGGGCGCTACAGAGAGCAACGGGCGCGCCTCCTTTCTTTAAAGGGACAGGGTGTTACAGTTGGATATCTGCTTGAGGTGGGCGATGGTTGGACACCCGAGTTGAATCGCGTCTGGCATGGTAAGATTGCTGAGAGTCTTCTGGCAACAATTGTAGCGCGTCTACAAACCCGCCACGGTATGCCTGTTTTTCAGGTACGTGGTACAGCGGGCAGCGCCGGATATATACGGCTTTTGGCAAAGATGTTATCAGAAGATCCCGCGTGCCTCAATCCGCTCAATACGGATGCTATGGTTGCGGCAGGCGTCTATACAGAGGCATTGTCTGTTCAGAAATCGGCGAATCGTAATCTAAAAAGGACTGGTGCTGGAATGCTGTGTGCTATTCCTGGTGTGGGCGCGAAGATGAGTGAGGGTCTGTTGGATGCATGTAACGGGACCCTTGAAGGGCTTATGGCAAAGTCCAAGGAGGAGATTGCCGCAATCAAGATAGGGAAAAAATCGGTGGGTGTCGTCGCAGATGCTATCTGGACTGCTCTTCATTCCAAATGATGTTTACAGGCGTCGTGATTATGCGCAGATTCCTCCATACACTGTTGATACTCAAAACACATAGGTTTATCCACTTTCGAATCGATAGGTTTGAAATCTGAGGGTGCCATAAAACGATCGATAATGTTGCGCGCCACGCTAGAACCGACGCCAAAGGCGAATCCCTCCTTAACTACATCCGCTAGAGATGATTTCTGATGTAGCGCTGGCACAGGTGCTTGCACAGGCACAGGCACGGCTCCTTGCACAGACATAGGTGCAGGGAGCTTGCGTTCATTCTTATTTGTGAACTTTGCGAGCGTCTGTCGGGGCATCTTACTTTTGAATGTATATATTTCTATAGATTCAAATTTACTACTGAATTGGTGTTGCTTCAGGACAAAATTGTATAAACCGCTTCTTATCATCATCACTTAGCATCGAAATGCGATGCGCGCCCAGACTGTTGTTTATATACTCGTTTTGCGTACAAAAATTATTAATAATGGTGGCTGTTTCGGGTCTGTTAGGTGACTTAGCTACACAATTGCCAAAAAATACATCTTCGGGATAGGCTCTATCTATATTTGGATTGTCGCGTATACAATTTAGCATAAAAGACTTTTTACGAAAACTCATTCCACCGCTACCATAGAAATAATCGTCTGGGTGAGTACTTGACCAACGCCAGCCTCCAAATCCAATTGTCTTATCATCCTTCGAACAACCAATGTAATCGTATTTTGTAAATTGGTCGATTGATTGTAGCGATTTAGAGCAGAGAACCACATCCGTCTGAAACACAAGTATAGACTCTGCATTCACCCGATTCCAAAATTCGGACTGCTTAAATAGTTCATTGTATTGGTCGGCGTTCAAATTATCTGTATGTAGAGGTAGTAAAAAGACTCTTCGCTTTTGTATATTCTGTACCGCTGTAGCGGCAAATTCAGCTGCTGAAAGTCCGTGAAAAACATAGAGGTCCCAGTCCGAATCCATCAAAGAATCAAAATTGTTGATAACGTATTCTAAATTTTTGTGTTTTCTGGGCTCAACGATGACAATTGCTTTGCGTGGACGGAAAAACCAAACAAATAGAACAATTATTGCGGCGCTAAGAAAAATAAGGGGTATGTATTTATTGAGTGCCATCTACTGTATGGTTATTTTTGTTTAGGCGTACAGGTCCTCCTCGTCTGCTGTTTGCTCTGGACCAGGCACTGGACCAGGCACTGGACTTGGCGCGTGAACAATCATTTGTGGACCGTTCATACAATCTAGCGGCGAAAGTGCCGCGAGCAGTACTGCACCACAGTCGTTGTGGACTTGCGGTCTGCACGGCAGCATATCTGCTGTGAGATAAGCAGCCTCATAACGACCTGGAGGTGAAAGGGGTACTTCCTTAATAGGAATATTCTTATGAAGAATATCCATCATAACATTAACCGAGTGGCTGGTTGTGCGCATGATACGTTCATGGTCACCGGTCTCCAGGGGGCGCCGCGTACGGCAGCCAACTGAAATCTTTCGCGATAGGATACGCATCTTATTATCGACAAGCACGGCGGCATCCAGAATCTCCTGAAGCGCCGCGACCGAGAGTGTGACATATCCGTCGTTTGTTGCGGCAACCTTGGGCTTAAGCAGCGCCTCCATCCATGTCTTCATCTCTAGGTCATCCTTCTCACGAATTTTCTCTGCATCTTTCTGAAAGGTCGCAAGAATGGAATCCATCTGACTCGTATCGCCTGCACGCTTCTCATCGATGGTAATTTCGGACATTGTGTCTTTTATTGATTAAATGAGTGGCACATAGAGTTTGTTCAATTTTTTCTGATTTGTATAAAATAAATGAAGTGAGGTAGAGCGCAAAAATAGAATCCATGGAACTAGTACATTTAGAAATTGACGAGGGTCTGCGTCAATTTATAAGACGTGTTCGTACTATGTCATATGCAGTATTTAACGAATTAGGTCGCGGATACAGTGAATCTGTCTATCAGCGCGCATTATGCGTAGAACTACAGATGGCACGTATCGAATACGACTTGGAGGTGCTCATCAATGTACCGTATAAGGGTCATGTTGTTGGTAATGTTCGGTCGGACATCGTTATTCGTAGTAGTACACCTATTATTATTGAAACGAAGACCGTTCGCTGCTTTAAACCTGAGGAGCGGTGGCAACTCAGCCGCTACATGAAATTATTGGGCGTAGATATCGGTATGCTTATCAATTTCTATGAAAAACCGTATGTTCAGATTATTGTGTGTTGTGATTCAGAATACTATATTTATAATTTTCGCCATGGAACAGGTGTGCTAATTTAACTTCTCTAGAACAGCTTGTTGACATGTGTGTTCCAGTCGTACATGTTGATGGAGGCGTAGTTTTCCATGAGGTCCTGGAAGCGAGCCTCCTTCGCTGCGTCAACAAGGCGCAGCTCCTTAAAGATGACAATGAACGCGGTGAGTTCGTGTTGCAGCACATCCATGATAAGATGCGGGTCAGCCCTGTCATCGTAGACGACGCTCCTCATAAGACAGTCGTCGCCGTTGATGCGCCGCCTATAGTTTACATGGTGGTGGTTCAGCGCCTCCTTGAACTTCGCGATGAAATGCCTCTTGATGAGCTCATCGAGTTTGGAATTGAGTCCGATGTTCTCACGAATCTCGTCTGCGTTGAACAGGGTGAAGGTGATAAAGTCGCCACGGCGGTCGTAGATTGGCTTGTAGACCGTGAGGTCTGTTGAGCACGAGGCATTGCCGTACGTGATATCAAAGAGCACGCGGCGCTTGAACAGGTTGGGCTTCGGTGACGCTTCGTAGGCAGACTTGAATGCGCCCTGCGGGTCACGTCCACTGAAATCCTGAAGCACGATATGCCCACCTGAGTCGACGACCATGGTGGTCAACGTGGTCAGAAATGCCTCGTTGTGTGGATCGTAAGGAGAGTACGCACTCTTGTAGTTGAAGGATTCGCCGGCAAGAAGCACCTGGAGACGCGGCGAAGACCACTCGTGGTAGGGCTTCTCCTCTGTTATGCCGGAGTAGACCAAATTGGGATACTTCGTAGCGAAGTACTCCTTGACGAAGTCTAGCCGGTCCGCCATATAGGTAAACGCTGGATCGAAGTGCATGACTCGGACGGTCTTGTGAAGCTGCTCGCGGACGAAGACCGGCATGAGCTGGTCCCAGGCGTCATTGAGCTTTTCTACCGTCTCGGCGTGTGGATTTGTTCCAATGCCGACGTAGGTAAACTGACGCGGCTCGGCGGCGGCGCGTGCGAGAAAGAGATCGAAGACGGATGTCATTGTAGATTTATTGACGAAGCTTTAAAGGTCGGTCGTGATTTCAATTTTTGCTACTATATTCGTAACGGTGCGTTTATACTGCTAAAAATCAATCTGGACTCTCTGTAAATGCTTATCTTATTCTATAATAATGCCTCTATTGGCGATTTATTTATGCAACAACAAATCATAAGACAAGTTATTAAATGCAACCCCGATGAAAACATACAATTTTACGGTCGTTTTAATCATTTTCTATTAAATGACATATCTGATAATTTGCTTATTTCTTTGCCACGAGATTTTCAAACAGTATTAGAATATTATCAACTTAGTTTTATACATAAATTCGATGAAAGCACTTTTATGTTTAATACATGGATTTGGCCACTGGGCGACGCATGTCTACCTAGAATTGGAATTGAATGTGACCCTTACTTAATTCAAGAGGCGTTTTGTATTGGATTAGAAAAATATATGGATAGACTACATAATATACGTATACAATACACAAAACTTTCCAGATATGAATTGCTTCCTTCTATTCCTGCAACTAACATTGATAAATTTAAGGAATGGAGGAATAGTATTAAGGACAGAAAAATCTTATTCTATTATAACTTTATACCAAGGTGTCTTAAATATCCAGATTTTCCACTAGAGAACTATAATATGGAAAAACAACATATTGAAATTATAGAACATATTAGTCGGCTTAATCCAAATCTTCTAATTGTTGTTCCGGTGCTGGCACCTCATAGTAACACAAATCTTATACCTTGCTCTAGATTTTTTGATACAATAGAGATTGTCTCGTCTGAAAATTTATATAAAATTGGCGCCGCTGCCGCCCTTTGTGATTATTCTGTACATTACGACATAGGAGGATGTTTTACTTTTTTTAATCGCGACTTTAGTTTATCAAACACTAAAATACTACATATTTCAGTTAAACCCTATTTTATCAATACATTTAAAAATTATTTAGAGCAAGTGAATATAAATACGGACCGATACTCTGGAGTATTGTGTAGCACGCTTGATAAAATTAAAGAGCATTTTTCAAATTATTTATTTACATAGAAACATATTAGTCCAGAGGGTGGGTCCGCAATGATGAAAAATTGAAATCATCTGTCCTGCCAAGCGGTATATCAGCCCCTTGGAAAACGATTGAACCAATAAGTCAATCGAACCAAATGTCTTCCGCCTCCACCGACATGATTGTACTCATCGTCCCACGCCGCGGCTGCATCATCCGCGAGGTCGTACAGCCTACGGACAAGGACGCCCTGTCTGCGCTCGAGTGGCTACACTGTCCGCGCTGTGGTGGGCACCACTACGACGGCTTCGACGACGACCCGGCTGACCCCAGTGGGCTTGCCGCCTGCGACGAGTACTGCGCGCTTGCCGAGCACATCGACGACGCCGACAACAGCTGGTGGCTCGCGAACCGCCTTGCTGAAGCGCACTGGCACGACGCAACAGCGTGCTGGTCTAACTGCAAGGCGACGCATTCGCACCCCTGTACGGGCGGCTGCGCGGCAACAGCGGAGGCAGCCGCTATCGGGCACGCCTTGCACGAGGAGCCATGCTTCGACCAGGGTTGCGAGCGTTGTCCCGTATGCGCTGGGCGCATGGATGAACGCTCGTGGTTCGGTGCCGCCTGCTCACGCTCGTGTGCGGGCGCCTATTGTCACTCTTAAACGCAGCCACTAAACAAAACGAACAAACACAAAATAAAAAACAACAAAAAAACTTTTTCTGATAAATTTGAAGACTTTTTCAACACATAGATTGAAGTCAAAATGGACCTTGTTATTAGCGAGACGGAACAGCACGGTGATGTCAAGCTCTACAACCCCTGGAATCCCATCAATAAGGATATTCCAGATAGCGAGATTAAGCGCATCCTTACCACCTATGGAGTCAAGGATGAGCCTCGTTCGTATGAGTTGTTTAGACAGGCGTTTGTTCACCGGTCCTACGTCGACCGCCCTGAAGGTCCCAGTGTACAGAACACTGGTGAAAAGGTAATCGTTGTTCCGCGCCCCGCTTCCGTTATGCCTCTTAAGATGGCAGATAATGAGGAGTTAGAGCACCACGGAGACGGCATTCTTCAGGCGGTGACAGCCGAGTACCTGTGTCTGCGTTATCCTGGTGAAGGTGAAGGTTTCTGGACTTCGTTGCGCTCCAATCTTGTTAACAATAAGATGCTTGGACAGCTCGCTCTAAAAATCGGAATGGATAAGTGGCTTATCGTAAGTCGCCATGTCGAGGACTTGTGTAATGGACGCCACAACTTGCGTATCCTGGGCTCGTTGCTGGAGGCATGGATTGGTTCTCTGTATCGCGACCTTGCAACTAAGGATCGCGGTGCAGCATTTGCGCGGGCGTTCGATTGGATTGTATGTCTATTTGAAACGCACGTAGACTTTGCGAAGCTGATTTCGCAGAACACCAACTATAAGGACCAGTTGCTCAAGTACTATCAGGCAACGTACCACCAGCCGCCGCGTTACAAGGAGGTGGCTGTTGAGGGTCCGCTCCACAATCGTATCTTCACAATGGGTGTTCTGTCACCTGAGGGTGCCGTTGTTGAAAAAGCGACGGCGCGCAATAAGAAGGTGGCTGAGCAAGAGGCTTCACGCCGGGCGCTCGTTAAGTTTGGTGTAATTAGCGCTAGTGCGCCCCAGCGCGAGGATGAGTAGTTACGCACGTTTAGATTTGTATTTTTTAGAACACTCCTCGGAGCACAGAGGGTGGAGTTTTGTTGCCCCTACAGCCCGAACACATTGTAGGCAGACCTGCTTCTTACAGATTTCACAATCCCAGTGATAGCAACTGTGAAGGTCATCGTTGAAGTGACATAGCTTCTTACATGTGCCACAGGGACGAAGGTCTGTTGCGAACTGGGCTGCACACTTACAGGCAGCACATTGCGTACACCACATTCCCAACTCCTTTTCCTTCTTGGATGCCTTAATAACAGGATTCTTCTTTTCCTTTTCTGCTTTTGGCTTTGGCTTTGGCTGTTCAATAATTACATTTTTAGGCGCAGTATCAATGATTGTATCTCTCCATTCACGCAAAGCATTCAATTCCGACATTTGAGTGGCGATTTGCTGTTTGAGTAGATTTATCTCTATGTGACACCCGCATTTTTCATGTTTGCTTTCAAACTCGCCGAGCTCACATGTTATAATTTGAAGGACCTCATCTTCCACTTGCGCTGGCTCTTGCACTGCTGCCTCTTGTGCTGGCTCTTGCACTGCTGCCTCTTGTGCTGGAGCAGGCGCTTGAACCAACAGATGATTATACGTATGAGTGCACACGTGCTTTGTATCGAGCGATTTTCCCTTTTCAAATCCAATACGCCCAGTTATACATAGTTTGTAAATTGTGTCTTCTACGTGAATTTCAGGATGCGCGCCGTTATTAACAATTGCCTCTCGATTGGCAATATGTGGCTCCAATTCTTGAATTGTGTGTGTCAATAGATGCTTGCCGACTGCACCTCGTTGTGGTCTTACATTTTCACAAACGGGACAGGCGTATGTTGGAACAATTTGAGGCATTTCTATCTAAAAAGACGTGGTACAATTCTGAGTCAATTTTTACGGAAATTGTACAGTGAAGAAAATAACACGTAGAATTTAGAGAATGCCGCCTCGGGCTAAACCTGGAGCTAAAACAGCGGCAGTACCTGTCGCAGTAGAACCACCAGCTGCAGCTGTACCAGTAGCAGTAGCCGGCAAAGGTCCTCCAAAATTTAAGTCATTTGTACGCACGGCAGTTACCGTAGACGCAAAAATTGCCCCTCCTGAAGCAGCTCTAGCTGAAGATTTGAGTAAGCATGTATCGATATTATTTACTGGTGCGCCCCCGGCGGCACTACAGTCAGTTGCGCCGCTTCCTAAACAAGAGGCTGCTTTGGCAAGAGCAGTTGTTCGTGAAGATAAGCTTGAGGGTCCAAAGGCGGCGGCGAAGCCTGTACCTGCTGAGGCTAAACCTAAACGGGCGATAATAACCAGCGGGCAGCCGTCTATGTTTGAAGCTGTTGCTCCTGCTGCCAAAGGCAAGGTTAGCGCAGTTGCTGAAGGTGAAGCGGCGGCAGAAGGTGAAGCGGCGGCAGAAGGTGAAGCGGCGGCAGAAGGTGAAGCGGCGGCAGAAGGTGAAGCAGCGGCAGAAGGTGAAGCGGCTGTGCCTCTTGTAACAGCAGAGGATGCCGCTAAAATTCAACCTGCTCTCAGGGAAATTGTTCAACATGTTACGCATGCCGTTGAATCTGTACCTGTG